GCGGCGGCGGAGGGGCGGGCGGGGCCAGCGCCACACCGGGCGGCATCGGAGGCGCAGGCGGGGCGATGGGCGCACCGGGCGGCGGCAGGGTCGGCGTGGCGCTTGCGCCGGGCGGCAGGGCGGCAGGCGCGGCGAACGCGGTGGCGACGTCGGGACCGCTCACGATTTCCGGGCCGTGGCCGGCGATCTCAACCAAGTCGAAGTTGAGGTAAAGGCCAGGCTTCTGCGGGTTGTCGTTGCCGGAAATGTCGCCGCTGATGCGCACGTAATAGCCACGCTTGAGCGCCATCTTGTCGGTGACGACTTCGTGCGCCTGATAGTGCCCGGCGTGGAAGACGCGCGGGGCGAACCCGGACGTGAAGCGGAACACATAGTGGCCGGCGAACCCTTCCTTGACGTTGTTGGGCTTGCCGGTGGTGTCGAAGCCGTCGCCGTCCACCATCTTCCACGCGAAGGCGGGCACGGTCGGCGGGCCGCCCGGCGTCGGGAAGAGGGTCGGCCAGGACGCGCGCGCCACGCGGTCAAGGATGGCGTAGAACGCCGGCAGTTGCGGGTCATTCTTGGCGATGGCCAAGCCGATATAGAACTGCGGCGAAGGCTGGCCGGCGTTGGGCCCCGTCTTGATGACGCGCGGTTGCCCCTGTTGGTCGGTGAGCTGCGGCGTGAACACGTCGCCCTGCACGAACCGCCCGACGGGCGTTGTGAAGCGTTCTTTTGTCATGGTCTTGGTGGTCCCTTACGTGAAAGCTTTAGCGGCGTCGTTGGGCCCGGCCGGAGTGAGCCGCGAAGCCCCGGTGGGTTTGAAGGCATACGGCTCGATTAGCGCCGCTGCCGTGTCTTTGTCGAAGCCCAGGGCCACCAGCTTTTGGCGGGCTTGGTTGGGCGTGATGGTGTCGGCCTTGCGGAAATCGGCGCCCATCAGGTCGCCAAACGCCAGGGCGCTCGCATCGTCGCGGAACCTCTCTTTGCTGTCCACAAATCCTTTCTTCCACCCGGGCACGGCGTGGCCTTTGGCGATGGCGTCTAGGGCGATGGCCTCAAGACCGTCGATGCGCGCTTTGATGATGTCGGCGGCGCGGTGCAGGCGGGACAGCTCGAGACCCACCGCCGGCAGCGGCAAGTCGATGGGCACGCTTTCGCCCGCCGTGTCCATGGCGCGCGCGGCGATGCGCATAAACGCCTCGCACGCGTGGCGGCCTTCGCAATCACGGCACCATTCGCCGGTGGACGTCGGCGCCCCGGGAACCTTGGCGGCGTAGGCGGCCGCGCGCAGGGTGTCGAAGTACGTCCAAATGACCGCGCCGGAAACGACCCATTCCCGCACGGGCCCGGCCGCGTGATAATTTCGGGGCTGAATAACGCGCAGGGAAATCGTGAAGCCGAAAGCCTCTTCGCGCGTAATGCCGTAGCTTTCGAAAATGGCCGCGACGTAATTGATGAGTTGCCAATTCATATAGGCGTCAACGTAGCGGTGGCCGTATTTATAGTCCCAAACGATGAGCCTCTTGCCGGGCACGTCCAACAGGTAGGTGTCGGGCGTTCCTTCGTTGTCCGGGTGGATCGTCTGGTGAGCGAACACCATGGTTTCGATGCGGAACGCAATACGCCGTTCGTGCAAGAACCCGGCGGCTTCGGCGCCGCTGAACACGCCGTAGGTCCGCAGCACGGCGCGCACGTCGTCCAAATAAAGCTGGCCGTTCGTCACCATCGGTTGGTCGATGGGGTGGCCGTTGGGCGCCACGTCGCCCACCTTGACGTCGCGGCCCTCGAGACCTTCGGTGACGTAGAAATGGGCCGCCGTCCCTTCCCGTTGTTCCGGGCCGTCGGGCTGCGGGTACAGCCCGGCCAGGCCGAACGAGCCGGCGCAGTAGACCACGCGCGACATGCCCGACGGGCGCAGCTTCCCGGTGACGCTAGGATAGGTGACGACGGCCATGGCTTAACCCAGGGTGGCGAGCAAGAGGGCTTCGAACACCGGCAGCAACGCCGGGCTCTTCATCAGGTCCGCGACGGTGGCGCCGCCGGCCTGTTGCACCAGCGCGGTGACGGTTTCCGGCGTGAGCGTACCGGCGGTTTGCGCCTTGGTCGCAATGCCCATCACGCGCGCGAATTCCTGCACGTGCGTCGGGGCGCTAGAAGGGGATGCACTCGCCTCCGGCGGCGAGACAGTCGGGCCAGGACCAGCCGAAGCCGGGGCGGCCGGCGTAACAGTCGGGGCCGTAGGTGGGGGCGTGACCGGCGGCGCAGCGGCGGGCGGCGAGGGTGCGGCAGGCGGCGCCGGCGGCGCAGCGGCCGGAGGCAAGGGGATGGGTGCAGGCGCCGGCGCAGGGGCGGCCCCACCCTTCGGGGGCTGGGGGTAGGTTTGACGCAGCTCCGCCGTGACCGACGTCACCAAGTCGCTGGGCACGCCTTTCTTGGACCGCCACACACCCTTCTGCGTGATGACGCCTTTCTTGTCGGCGCCGGTGGCGTGAATGCGCTTGTCCCACGGCAGGCCGTCTTTATCGAGCTCAACAGGGGCGCCAGCCGGTACAGTAGCAGGGGCCGGCGCCGGGGCTGCGGGTATCGAACCAGCCGCTTCCCCGGCAAACGCCGCAATAGGGTCGGCATCGGCGGCCGCCTCAACCACGGGCGGGATGGGCGCGGCCGCGAAAACGGCGGCGGGGTCGGGCGTGGCCACGCTGAAAGCGGCTTCGGGGTCGCCATCGAGCCCGTCGCGCACGGGGGGAGAGAACGTCGGCAGCGGCGTACCGCTGATTTCTTCCCGGCTCAACAGGCGCGCCACGTCATTTTCGAGCGTGGGATGCATCACCAACACCATGGTGAGCAAGGCGGTGGCCTGCTTTGGGTCGGCCAAATTTATTTCGATAGACGCTTTCACGGTTGGTCCCTTTCGAGGTTGCTAATTAACGAGTAGGTGTTATTGACGGGTTCGTCAACGGGGAAATCATGCAGCTTCGACCGTACCAAGGAACACTAGCCGAAAAGGTGCAAGCGGCGTGGGCGGCGGGTTTCCGCAACGTGCTCATGCGCTTGGACACCGGCGGCGGCAAGACGGTAATTCTCTGTTGGCTGATTACAGCGTGGCCCGGCGGCGTGGCGGTAATTGCTCACCGACAGGAATTGGTGATGCAATTGTCGTTGACGCTCGCGCGTCACGGCGTCGTCCACAACATCATTGCGTCCGACAAGGTGCGGCGAGCGATAATTGCCGCGCACCTCAAGGTCTGCGGCCAATCGTTCTACAATGCCGGGTCGCGCATCGCCTGCGCCAGCGTGGACACCTTGGTGCGCGCCAAAGGCCTCGAATGGTGGTTCCCCCAGGTGACGCTATGGGTCACCGACGAAGGCCACCATGTTGTCGAGAACAACAAATGGCACCGCGCCATCGAGCTTTTCACCAACCAGCACGTGCATGGGTTGTTGCCCACCGCCACGCCAGGCCGCGCCGACGGCAAAGGCCTGGGGCGTCACGCCGACGGCGTCGCCGACTGCATGGTGGAAGGGCCGCCGATGTTGTGGCTGATGGAACAGGGTTTTCTGACGTTTTACGATATCGTCATCCCGCCATCCGACCTCGAGGTGTTGGAAGAGGTAGGCTCAACGGGCGATTGGTCCCCTGCGCAACTTAAGGAAGCGTCGAAGCGGTCGCATATCACTGGCGACGTCGTTGAGCTCTATACCAAATGGTCGCCCGGCAAGATCGGGGCCGTGTTCACGACAGACGTCGAGACCGCCACCGAAATGACGGCGGCTTTCCGGGCGGCCGGTTGGCGGGCGGAGACCATCACCGGCGAGACCGACGGCGGTTACCGGCTGCAATGCATGGCGCAGCTCGCCGCCCGGCAGCTTGATGTCATCGTGGTGGTGGACGTCGTGAGCGAAGGCACGGACGTGCCGGCGCTTGAAGTCATCATCATGGCGCGGCCGTCCCAATCCTACCCGCTCTACGCCCAGCAATTTGGGCGCCCGCTGCGGCCACTCGACACGCCGGCATACAAGGCCGCGACGACCCAGGCCGAACGCCTGGCCGCCATCGCCGCGTCACCCAAGCCCCGCGCCCTCATCATCGACCCGGCCGGCAATTTCATCCGTCACCAAGGCGGACCCGACCGCGCGCGCCCGTGGTCATTGGACCGCCGCAACAAGCGCGCCAGCGGGACCGGCACGGCCATCCCGATGCGGGCGTGTCTCGGCTGCTTCAAGCCTTACGAAAAGTTCTATCTGGCCTGCCCGTACTGCGGCGCCGAACCGGAACCGCCCGCCACGCGCTCATCGCCGGAGGTGGTCGAAGGCGATCTGGTGATGTTGGACGAAGCGACCCTGGCGCGGCTACGCGAACCCCTTGAGGTGTTGGACCTGTCGATGGCCGAATACCAAGAGCGCATGTTGCGAAACGGCACGCCCGCCGTAGCTTTTGCCGCCAACGCCCGCCGGCATCAAGATAAGCAAATGGCCCAGGTTGCGCTGCGCGACGCCATGGCGCTTTTCGGCGGGCGTCACCACGCCGCCGGCCGCACCGACAGGGAAATTCAAAAGCTCTTTTTCTTCACCTTCGGCATCGACGTGTTGAGCGCCCAAGCGCTTGGCATTGCCGACGCCGAAGCCCTCACCGAAAGGATAAGGAACCATGGCTAAACCCGTTCTATATTGGGTGCTCCGGCGCGGCTGGATTACCGAACAAGCGGTGGGCGTCACGTCCGTTAAGGGCCGGCAGATTTACGGCCGCACCCTGGGCGACGACAACACCCATTTTTCGGCAAGCGATGTCGCCTACACGTTCCCCGAAGGGACGACCATCGAAGAGGTGAAGGCCGCGCGCGACCGCGCCGACAAAGAACGGCAATTGCACGAAGTCGGCATCAATATGGCTAAGGCCGAAGCCAGCCGCCTCGAGGAAAACCAGCGCCAGGCGGTGCAGGCGGCGGCGCGCGGGGTCCGGTGCGCTGTAACCAAGACGCCGCCGCTATGACCGTGCCCATCAGCCTCGCCGCCTGGGCGCTCAAGCACGGCGTAACCCTGGCCGCCCTAGACGATCTGCGCCGCATGATGGCCCCGGAGCCGCCGCCGGTGGAAGCGCACAACCAAAACGAAAGCTACGCCCAAAGTCAGGTGCGGCTAGAGGCCGCACGCGCCGGAATTCACGCGTGGCGCAACAACGTCGGCGTGCTCAAGAACAAAGAGGGTCGGCCGGTTCGCTACGGCCTGGCCAACGACAGCGCGGCGCTTAACGACCGCATCAAATCGTCGGACCTCATCGGCATTAAACCCGTGCTCATCACGCAATCGATGGTCGGTTACCTCATCGGCCAGTTTTGGGCCCGGGAGATAAAACGCCCCGGGTGGACCTATCGCGGCGACGAGCACGAAGAGGCGCAACAGCGCTATATCACGTTGGTGCAGGCTGCCGGCGGCGACGCCTGCTTTACAACCGGCCCGGGGAGCGTCTAAAGCTTGACGACGCCGTCAAATCAAGAGAGCCTATCGACCATGGACGACGCACAAAAGAAAATCCTCAACGCGGCGTTCGCTCTCGCGCTCGAGCACGGTTATCAGTGGATAACCCGCGACAGCGTGGCGGAGGCGGCCGGCGTATCAACCGGCTATGTCAACTGGAAATTCGGGAAGTTTGTCGAGGTGAAACGGGCCGTGGTGCGGCTCGCCATCGAACGCGGCAACCTGAAAATCTTGGCGGAGGCGCTTGCCGATCAATCGCCTATCGCCCAAGCTGCGCCTCTTGCGCTGAAACAACAGGCAATCGCCAGCCTCACCTAGTATCGCCGCATCGAAGGGACCACGATGCAATCGCTTCCCCCGGCCCTGTCGCCCCTAGGCGCTTGGTCTCAATTCGTGACGTGGATTGGTGCGCCAATTCCCGATAAGCCGGGAAAGCTCAACAAATTCCCAACGTCGTGGCATTCGGGCGCCGTCATCGACGCGCAGAACCCGGCCAATTGGACCAATGCCGGCGTGGCCTGCGCGGTCGGCGCGTCCCAGGACCGTGGTCACGGGGCCGGCGTCGGCTTCGTCTTCACCGACACCGACCCGTTCTTTTTTCTCGACATAGACGGCGCGTGGGACGCGCACACCGGCCAATGGTCGCCCCTGGCGCAACAGCTTGTCGCCCGCCTGGGCGGCGCGGCCGTGGAAGTCTCGATGAGCGGCACGGGGCTGCATATCATCGGCCGCACCTACAAGCCGCTCGAGCACGCCACCAAGAACACCCTGTTGGGTCTCGAGCTCTACACCCGCAAGCGGTTCGTCGCGCTCACCGGGTCCGGCGCGCAGGGCGACGTCATGGCCGACTGCACGGCGCCGCTGCACGCCATCGTGCAAGAATTCTTCCCGCCGTCCGCGACGGGCGATTGGGCCGGGTGGACGATGGACCCCGTACCCGACTACACCGGGCCGGCAGATGACGAAGAGCTGATACGCAAGGCGCTCGCCAGCGGGCAGCGCAACGCGGCCATAGCCTTCGCCCACGGCGGCGCCGGCGATGTCGGGTTCGTGGACCTATGGACGGCCAACGCCGACGTGCTGGGCAAGAAATGGCCGCCGAACAAGCACGGCCAGGGCTTCGACGCATCAAATGCCGACATGGCCTTGGCCAACATGCTGGCGTTCTGGACGGGCAAGAACTGCGAGCGCATGCGGACCTTGATGCACCGCAGCGCGCTCAACCGCGACAAGTGGCACGTGCGCCCCACCTATCTGCCCGACACCATCGTCAAGGCCTGCGCCTTCGTCGCCAACGTCTACAGCGCCAAGACAGCGCCCAAAGACCCGCCGGCGCCCGTCATTCCGCTGGTAGCGCCGGAGGTAATGCAGGCCGCGTCACAAACCGCCGGCCGCAAGCTGCGCGACCCGATGCACGAATACATGGGCCCGGCCCAACAGCTCGAGCACTTCCGGGGCTGCTTTTTCAACAACACCAACGGCAAGGTCTACAGCCTAGACCGCAACGTCGAAATGAACAAAGCGACGTTCGACGTCAATTACGGCGGCCACCTCTTCGTGCTGGACCCCCAGGCGCAAAAGACCACCGAAAGCGCGTTTACGGCGTTCACGCAAAGCCGGGTCAATTTCCCCAAGCTGGTGGACGCCTTGTGTTTCCGGCCGGAGCTCGAGCCGGGCGAAATCGTCCACGCCGGCAACCGCCAATGGGTGAATTCCTACGTTCCACACCATCCCCGGGTCCTGCACGACAGCGCCGACAAATTCCTCAACCACGTCTACAAAATGTTACCGCACGGCGACGACGCGCTGCGGCTGCTGTCCTATATGGCCGCGATGGCGCAGAACCCGGGCCGCAAATTCCAGTGGTGGCCGGTGGTGCAGGGGTGCGAAGGCAACGGCAAGTCGCTGTTGCTCTTGGTGATGGCGTACATAATGGGCGAGGAATACACGCACCTTCCCAACACCCACAAGATGGCGAAGAACGGCAGCAACTTTAACTCTTGGATTTACCGCAAGCTTTTCATTGGCATGGAAGAGATCATGCTTTCGTTAAAGCGCGATTTCCTAGATGAATTTAAGGTTGTTATAACGAATGAAAAAATCGAGGTGGAAGCCAAGGGCGAAAACCAGTTTATGGGCGACAACCGCGCCAACGGCATTCTCTGCACCAACCACAAGGACGGCGTGCCCATCACCGCGGACACCCGCCGGTACGGTATCTTCTACTGCGCCCAGCAAAGCGTTGAGCACCTAATTCAAGACGGCATGGGCGAGACCTATTTCGCCGATCTGGTGGATTGGCTGAAGGGGCGCGGCGCCTATGATGGTCACGGGGCCAACTACGGCCTGGCCTGCGTCGCCGGCTCCCTGCTGTCCATGCAGATACCCGACGAAATGAACCCCGCCGTGCTGGCGCTGCGGTCGCCCAAGACCACCAGCACCGCCGAAGCGCTCATGGCTAGCCTGGGGCGCGCTGAACAGGAAATCAACGAAGCCATCGAAGAGGGCCGCGTCGGCTTCTGCGGCGGCTGGGTCTCAAGCTTCTACGTGGACCGCCTGCTAGAGCAATTGCGGACCCACGTGCCGCGCACCAAGCGGCGCGACCTGTTGGTGGCCCTGGGTTACGACTACCACCCCGCGCTGTTGAACGGTCGCGCCAACGATGTCGTGTCGCCCGACGGCATCAAGTCGCGGCTCTATGTGAAGAACGGTCACCCGGCGGCCACGCTCGATACCCCCAAGGCGGTGGCGACGGCCTATGCCAAGGCGCAAGAGCCGGGACGCGCCGGACCCGTGGACGACCAAGCGGCAATTCTCGCATTTAGGCCATTGACGGAGCCGTCAAAGTAACTAAGGTGCGTCTAACACCACCTTAAGGGGCCGATAATGACCGACGAAGAACTGGACGAAGCGCGCGCTAAGGAAGCTCAGCGTATTTGGGCGATGAGCCCGCTTAACGGCGTGAGCTCTTGTGTTATCGCCGCCCGCCTGGCGCGCGAAGGCTGGACACCGCCCGACCCCGTGTTGCTGCGCGCCCGTGAGTTGGCGGCGCGGTTTTGCGAAGGTCAAGGCGGATATGCGCCCGGGGTAATCGAGGGGTATCGCGCCGGCATGTTCGATAACTCGACGTTCCTAAAGGTGGCGCTCTTCGTGCTGCAAGAGGGGATGGGCAATTGATCCGGGTTTCGGTCTTCCTGCTGTCGGCCATCAGCGCCGACCGAAACCGCGAATTGGCGCGCATGGACATCGCCAACGACGGCACGTCGGTGGACGTGCAGCGCGGCAATTACCGGGCGATGACGCTACGCGGCCGCACTACCGCCGACCTGAACAAAGGCACGCCCGGCAAGATGGTCGAGTTGCAGAACTGGCCGCGCGAAGCGCTGCACGTCTGGAATTTGGTGGCGGCGCTACTCAAGGCCATGGGCTACGACAAAATGCCGGCTTCCGTGACCACAGGGCCGGCGCTTGAGGCCGTGCCGGTGCTGGTGGGCTACCTACACACCTCCGGATATTTCCAGCCCATCGCGACCGCGCACCCCCAACAGGCCGCCGGCGCCGAACCCGTCTACAAGTTCGTGGCGCAGCCCGATGTTGGTTGACGCTATCTTCACCCACGTGCCCACCGGCGAGACGGTCCACACCCGGCTGAAACGCGCCGGCGCCGAAACCGCCGAAAAACTGGCGTGGTGGTCCGTGACGCAGGCGCGGCAAACCTGCCGGGTCCGCCGTCTCTCATCCAACCCGCGCGACTTGCGCATTGAGAAAGTGACCCTCCGATGACCGCCCTGTTTTTCGTTGGCTTCTGGACCGCTGGGGTGCTGCTGATTTGCGCCTTCGCCACGTCGCGGCCGCTCACTCGGGGGTTCGTCTGGCTGATGCGGGGCGCCTTCGTCGCCTTCGTGGTCTTCGGCGTCGCCCTCGCCGTGCGGGTGCTGTCGTGAGCCCGCTAGAACTGGCGCGCCAAGCGCGCACCGCCGCCCGGGAAGCCGAACAACAGGCCGTTGCGCTCTTTCGCGCGGCGTTCCCCGTCGGTGCGCCGGTGTCGTGGAAGCGCGGGGCGCACGTGCAGCGGGGTTGGGTCTATGCCCACGGGTACGGCGACAGCCTCACCGTGCGCAACACGCGCACCGGCCGAACCCTCAAGGTCTCGCACTACGACGTGTTCGAAGGGGACAACGGATGAGCTACGCCCAGGACGAACGGCGGCCCGTCGAAAAGTTCTTGGTCACGCTTCCGACGTCCGCTGCCCGCGCGGATATGCTCGGAATGCCCGGCCAGTATTTCGACACGGCGGTACGGCGCGCCGGCCAGCGCATGGTCGAATACCCCACCCCCCTTTCGGTGCTCAACGCGCCCGGCGGCAATCTCTTGACCGCCCTCGCGCCGCTCATGCCCAGCGCGGCCGCCATCGGTCACGCGTCCAACGAATGGAAGGCCGCGCGCGATGCGTGGTTAAAGGAACTGGACGCCCAGGGCATGACGGAAGAGCAAGCGAGGGCGGCCGCGCGATGACCGCCGCCCAGCTTCAAGCGCTCATCGACTATTACGAAGCCGCCCTGGCCGCCGGCGCCGCGCGCCTGGCGCACCTCCGCAACGACGCGCTGCTGTTGGTCTACGCGGTGCAACAGGGCAACGACCACCAAGCGCAGCGGCGCGCGACGCAGGTTATGGATAGGTGGATGGGATGAAATTCGAGAACAAGAAACGATGGGACCGCTTCGCCCATCAGTGCAAATTCTTTGCCGACGTACCCAGCGGCCACGTGCCGCCCATCGCGCTGGCCTTGGCGCCGAGCATCGCTTTGGACCTGCCGAACGGCAAGACCCGCTTTCGCTTTAAGCTACGCAGCGACCGCGACAAGTTCGCCGTCGCCTGGCGCGCGGCTGGCATCCAGGTGACCAATGGCCGCACGTGATTTCGAAATCCTGGCCGACCTGGGCCCCGCATGGGCCAGCGCGGCGCACAACGCCCGGGCCCGTGAATATTGGGACATGGACGTGAAGGCGCGCCACGCCGCCGCCATCGACACGGTCGAAGAGGCGGTGGGCCGATACGAAGCCTTGGTGCTGGGGCTTATGCCGGCGACGCTCGAGTACCGCCCGGACATGACGGACGCGCAGTTGCGCGCCTGGGCGGCCGATCTGGTGGAAGTGTTGAACCGATGAGCGAAGCCCGCAATTGTCCTTTCTGCGGCGAACCGGGGCCCGGACCTGTCGATGCGACCAAGATTTTAGGCGTTTGGCGCATGATACATCGGTGCAAGGTGGTCGGACCAATTAGCCTAGAAAACGAGACGCGCGAGGGTGTGTTGGAGACGTGGAACACCCGGGCGGAGGCCGACCGATGACCAACCCCGCGCTCTTCGAATACGGGCAGGTTTGGGCCCGCAAAGGCAACCCCGTGAAAATCCACCACGTCGGCATTTCCGCCGTCACGGTGCGCCGGGTGGCGCGCGAGACGTTCGCCGACGTGCCCGGCGCCCGCATGATCGTGGTGCGCATGCACCTGTTCAACGGCAAGCCCGGCGGCTATGTGAGGGTGAAATGAGTGGCGCCCGTCCCCTATCCGGCCAGGCCGGCGCGCACCGACCCCATGGCGGCGTCAGTGACCAAGTGCGGCAGCTCGCGCTGCACGGCGCCGTGGGCGAAGCCCGTTACGTCCCGGGCGCGGCGCCGACGATACGCAAGGCGTGCGGCTACCACTTTGTGCCCGGCACGTTCCGCACGCGGTCGGTCGATGGCGGCATGCTGGTGACGAAACTGGACGTGCAAGAATGAACGAAGGCGCAGCGCACAAGCACCACTATTACTTGAAATTCACCGATGCGGCTTTGGCCCGTCGGGTGCTGTCGATCTTGGCGGAGCGGGAAAGTCTCGCCGGGACCGGACAGCGCAACCGCATGGGTACGTTGCGGAAATCGCTCAACAATGCGTGGCGCGCCGCCCAGGTGCGTGCGGTCGGAACGGGCCTCACCGTGCCGGAATGGTTGCTGACACGGTGAGCGTCCCCAAGGTCTATTACAACGAAATCGACCCCTATGCCGTCGAGTATATGCGGTGGCTGATGGTCGGCGGTCTCATCGCTTACGGTGACATCGACACCCGCTCAATCGAGGACGTGAAACCGGATGACCTACAGGGATACGCTCAATGCCATTTCTTCGCGGGAATGGGGGTCTGGAGCTACGCCCTGCGCCTGGCTGGGTGGCCTGACGACCGCCCAATTTGGACAGGGTCTTGCCCTTGCCAACCTTTCAGCGAAGCAGGCCAAGGCGCTGGGTTTGCTGACGAGCGGCATTTGTGGCCCGCATTCTTCCACCTCATCACGAACCGCCGACCGCAGCGCGTCGTTGGTGAACAGGTTGCGAGCCGTGACGGCCTTGGTTGGCTCGACCTTATACAATCTGACTTGGAAGGCGCAGACTACGCCGGGCGGGCAGTTACACTACGCTCTGCGGGGGTCGGCGCGCCGGACATCAGAAACCGCCTCTACTGGTGCGGAGACGATCAAGGGTTGGACCACGCCGCAAGCCCACGACACCCATGGGCGATCCAAGACGCAGAAAGCCTTGCACGGCACGAAACATGGTTGCGCGTGTCTGGTGCGCGAGGCGGATTTGACGGGCTGGGGAACACCGACGACACGCGATTGGGAGGACGGCGCGAAGGATATCGTGCCACGGGCGGACGGAACAGAACGCTTCGACCAACTACCCCGGCAAGCGAATTTAGCGGGCTGGCCATCGCCCACGGTGGGCAACGCGACGGGGTCTCAGAACATGCACAACATGACCCCCACGGGCGTGCGGCCGGACGGGTCCAAGGGAACGGTGAGCCTGCCGGGCATCGCGCAGTTGTCGGGTTGGGGAACCTTGGAGGGCCCGGCCCGCTTAACGGCGTGTGGGCAAATGCTGACTGGTTGCGATGCAGGGATGGACGGTGGCGGCCAGTTGAACCCGGCACATTCCCGCTGGATAATGGGGCTACCGCCCGAGTGGGACGTCTTCGCACCGCCGGCAACGCCATCAACCCGCACGTTGCGGCCACCTTCCTCAAAGCGCTAGACTAGGCGCCAACCCTTCGGAGACCGTGACCATGGCGACTTCCAAAACCCCCTTCAAAGATGAGCTGGTGCGCATCGGCGCGCTGATGGGACTACCCGACGACGCCGAACCGACCCAGGTGGCCGAAGCCGTTACCGCGCGCCTGGCCGACCTCGAGCGGCAAGTGCGCCAGTTCGATGAGGTGCGTGAGGCCAACGCCCGGACGCAGGCCGCCAACGCGTTGCTGCAAGCCGACGCGAGGGACGCCGCGCAGCGCTTCGCCGCTATCGCCGCCACGGCCGAAAAAGCGCGGCTGTCCGCCGTCCCCGGCACGCTGGTGTTCATCCATCTGGCCGACATCGCCGCCAAGGCCGCACCCCGGTGAGCGGCTACACCTTCGGGAAGGCCAGCGAAGCGGAGTTGGTCGGCGTCCACCCCGCGCTAGTAGAGGTGTGCCGACGAGCGCTGGTGCTCACGACGCAGGATTTCAGCGTGCATGAGGGTTTGCGGGACATCGCCGTGCAACGCCAGTTGGTGAAGCGCGGCGCGTCTCTTACGCTCAACAGCCTGCACCTAACCCAATCCGATGGCTTCGGTCACGCCGTGGACCTTGTGCCCTACGTCGTCGGCCGGCTGCGGTGGGAATGGCCGCTTATCTACCCTATCGCCCTGGCCATGCGCGCCGCGTCGCTTGAGCATGAAACCCCCCTGATTTGGGGCGGCGTGTGGGACCGGCCGTTGCACACCCTCAACCCGGCCGATCTTGCCGGCGAGGTGGCCGCCTATGTGAAGCGCCGCAAGAAATCCCACCCGGGCAAGTCGGTGCTGACAGACGGCCCGCACTATCAGCTCGCATAGAAAAAGGCCCTGCCGTTAACGCGCTGGGGGCGTAGACGACAGGGCCAGGCCGACAGATGCGGGGAGGTGGGACCGACCGCAGCGGGAAGCTATCAGCCCATCAAGAGCGTGACAATCCCCCCGACCACGGCCGCCACCGCTAGAAGCGACAGGACGAAGTGCGCCACGCGATACGCCAGGCTGCGCGGGGCGCCGGCGAGCTCATCTTGCCATTGCTGGTATTCCGACCTCATCGCACCACCAGTTTGTACTGCGTGCCGTTGCCGTCGGTGGCGGCGATGAGATTGCCGCGCACGGACACTTCGACCACGTTGGTGAGCTTGCGGGCCCGGCTGGTAAACGTACCCGGGTGGTCCGGCGAGGGGCTATGCGTATAGCCGTTGACGACCAGCCCGGCGCCGGAGCGCGTGACCTTCCAATCGTGTATGCGTTCCATAGTTCCTAGTTCCTTTCGTTGAAAAACGCCTCAAGTGCCGGGCGGTAGTCGGCTTTGTAGATTAGCGAAACGAAGTCGGGCCCGGTGGCCCCACCGCCGCGCAACGAATAGGTGCGCGTTTCAATGCACCAATCGAGAAACGCCAGGGTGAGCGCCCTGTCGTTGACGATGGCGACGTGGACGCAGTCGGTAAGCTGGTGTGTCATCGGCTGCACTTAGGGCAACGCGCGGCCTTCATGGCGTCCCCTTCCCCGGTCCAACCGTGCCGGCGGAATATCGTTGCCGCCTGGGCGTCGGTGATGGCCGAGTACGGCCCATCGAAGCGCGACCCCACGATGGCGTCGGCGGCGCGGCACGTGCGGCACTCAAGCCATATTCCGCGCGGGCCGCCGAACGTCGTCTGCGCCATGGCCAGGCCGAACGATTGCGGGCGAAGTTGGGCGGCGGCTAGGTCCGTCACGGCCGCACCAGCGTGAGCACGATGGCGCCGCCGCGCAGCACGGTGCGCTTGGTCTTGTTGTCGTAGGCGGCTTGCGCGAGGCAACGCGCCAGGCCGGCTTCGTCTATTTCGAGCGTGAACGTCTTGGTGACGTGCTCGCGCATGTCGCGGTCATAGACGCGGGCGGTGAGGGTGGTGCGCATGGTCACAACCCCGCGCAGGGGAAGCCGTCAGCGCGCGCCATGTCGTCGGCGCTGGGCTGCGTGGGGGACTTGGCGGCCCATCGGGCGCCGCTGTCGTGGCCCTCATCGAAGGCGACGGCCAGAACGGGGTCGGCGGGGCGTTGCGTGTGGCGCGCCTTGTCCCAAGGGAAGGCGCCCAGGTTGTAGCCGGCGGCGAAAGCCTCTCTACGTGTCATAGTCGGTAGCTCCGTTGCTGTCTCAAGTACCAAGTGAGCCCTCACCCTACACGCTTTGACGGGTCCGTCAAGCGCTGGCAATTGCTGAAAGCCGCGTTGGTAAATTACCGGCAATTACCGAGCCCAAAAACGCGAGTTCGGGGTGGTGAGTTAGGGCAAACGTGCAAGCGTCTGTAATCCCTGCGCTTTTGGGTTAATTCGCACCCCCAGACCCCGAACACCCCGAACTTTTCAAGTCGCGCCGTATCGCGCCCGGATGCGTGTGGGCGTGTGCGCGCTCGCGTAGCGATTTGGTAGCGGTCGGAGGCGCATAATTGCTAAAAGCCCTTTAAAATCAATAAACCCCTAACCTTAGCCCTAAGTTAATATAAGGGGAGTGGGCTTTTATTTGCTTAAGGAAACCAAAGGGTTACAGCTAAGGTCAACTCCCCGTATGGTTACCCCTAAGCTAAGTACGGGGTAGGGCGGTATTATGTTACCGCACGGTACTCAGATACCGCATGGTTGCCGTGGTGGGGGCGGCCGTGCTACCCCGTGACCATGACGAAAACGCCCATGAAACCGACGCTGTCCGCCCAGGAGGAAGACTTCTGCCGGAGATTTTCGGAGACCCGTGACGCGCACGGTTCTTACCTTGCGTCGCATCCCTGCGCCGGGCTGTCGGCTCAACAGGTGCGGTTGCGCACCACGCGGCTCATGTCGTCGCCGTCGGTGCAGGCGCGCGTGCGGCAATTGATGGACCTCGCCGCCATCGACAGCGCGGCCGTCATCAAGAAAATACACGAATGGCTGCTGGACGTGCTCGAGGCCGACGTTAACGAGCTGGTGAGCGTCCGGGTGGGGGCTTGCCGGCACTGTCACGGCGACGGCCACGGTTACCAATGGCGCGCGCACGAATACGAAGCGGAGGTGGACCGCGTTGAGCGCTTCAACCTCGCCAAAGGTCCCAAGGTGGCCCCGCAGCCCTTCCCTGAGCTCGCCGGTGGCCTAGGCTTCGACCCGGCGGCGCCGCCGCACCCGGAGTGCCCGGAATGCAGCGGGGAGGGCGTGCCGCGCCCGGTGTTCCACGACACGGAGCACCTGTCGCCCCAGGCCAAGGCGCTGTACGGCGGCGTGCAGATGACCAACAACGGTCTTAAGGTTCTGATATTCGACAAGGCCAAGGCGCTCGATATGCTGGCCAAGCTGCACAACGCGTACAGCGAAACGGTGCATGTCACTGGCGATCTCAAGGCGCTGGTGGGCGTGGCCAAACTCGACGCCAAAGACCCCCAGGCGGCGGCGCGCGCCTATCAGGACATGATTGCAGGGCGGTTGACGGGTCCGTCAAAGTAGCCTAGCCCTATGGTTCTCAACCACGGGGACCGATCATGTTTCGCAAGCTGCTAGACCGCTTTTTGGGTTCGACGTCGCTAATGCAGCGGCCGCGCGACCCGGGCAAACCGTCGCTCGGCACCTTCGCCGGTCACGAAATTCCGCCTGGCGAGGGGTGGCGCGTGTCTCCTCACCTCAACGACTATGGCCAACACGTGGTGTTCCACGATAGCCGCGCTATGGCTGCGTTCAACACGTTTGAGGCCGCGCAAGCCTGGGTCGATGAAAACAAGTTGCGGGCGGAGCTCGCCACTGAAGGCTTGAGCCTAGGCCAGCACGTCAAGGGCCCCGATGCGGTGGTGAGGGGTACCGAGCCGCTATCCCTCGCGCCTGGGCGGCGCGAGGGCAGCATAACCGCCCGTGTGTCGGACAAAGGCATGCTCGATATCGACGGCCAAGGAAGCGTTCCCGTTGAAATCGTGGAACGCGGCTTGTTTCGCATTGCCGGCGGTGAGGTGTTGAGCGCTGGCGAAATTGCCCGACGCGGTATTAATCCCGACGGGACGGTGAAGCCGGCGCCGCGCTACGTTGTTGGCCAAGGCGCGGGGGAATGGTTTGTTTATGAGAACCGGCCCGGCATGGTCCCCAAGCGCCTGCCGCATCGCTACGCCTTCAAATCCAACGCCACCCGCGCCGCGCGCCGTCTCAATGCGACGCCGCCGAAAGCGTAGGAACCTCACCCCGCCGCCCATCCCGGCGCGGCTGGTAACCCTGGCGTTCGCCAAGCCGGCGCCGCCTCGATTGCCCGTCGGGATGCGCTGTTGCGGCCTTTGCGGGTGGGCGGTGCGCACCAGCCTGGCCGACTGTCCCGAATGCTCAACCCCTTACGATGAGATTTCCTAATGACCCAGGCCCCGATTAAAGCCACCATCAACGTCACGCTTGCGCGGTGGCAGACGCCCAACTTTGCCCGACGTGCCGGGCCGCCGGCCGCGCCAGAAGACGGTCGGGAAGACGTCGGCATCCCGGTGCGGGAATTGAGCGATGAGGCGCTAGACGCGCTCGCCTGGGCGTGGGTGTCGGACCTCTACACCAAGGCAGGCAGGCGGCGCGTCGAGTGGGCCACCGACCCGGCCATTATCCCGAAGTCGGCGCGACCGTGACCATCCGACGGGGACCTTGCTGCAATGACCGTTTACGTTTCCGACACGCCTTACACCGACCCCGCCGGGCAGCGCTTCCACCTTTGGGCGCACACCGACGAAGAGGCGCACGCGGTGCTCTTCTGCGTCGGCGCCCTAGACCCTGCGGCGCAACAGCGCACCAATCTCACGCATTGGAAGCCCTATTGGGTCACGCTCGAGCAATTCTGCGCCATCGTCGCGGACGGCCTGGCCGAAGTGACCGACAAATGGGGGCCGCTCGAGTGGGTCCATGGCCGCTACGGCAACACCGATATTTTGCAGATGATTGCGCGCAGCCGCTTGTCAAAGTCGGCACTCGCGCGTTAAGCGAAGGAATGGCCGATACGTCCCTAGATACCGTCCTAGCCAAGCTCGAGGCGTTAACCACCACCGTGGCGAGTGTGGGCGCGGACGCCAGGGAGGCGCGAGACGCCACAATCGAGCTTAAGGCCAAGGTTGACGGGAGCGACACTAGTGCGCGACTGTCGGCAATCGAACAAAAAGTAGCCACCGGCTTCCAAGACGCCCGTTCGGACTTGGTCAATTCCATGGACAAGCTCACGCGCGAGACGCGGGAGAACCACAACGGACTAGAGGGCCGTGTTGCGTCTCTCGAGGCGTGGCGGCAGCGCATTGAGGGCGCCAACAGTTTGTTGGGGTGGTTGTCGAAGAACGCGCCTTGGCTTATCACGGGGGCAATCGCCGTGCTCGCATTGCTGAAGGGTCGCCCACAATGACCGACGCCAACGACACCCCCGTGATTGTCAAGGGCAGCGCCAAGGCCGCCCTGCCCACCTTCGTCACCACCGCCCTGCGGTATCTGGCTACCGCTTTGCTGGGTTCGACCATGGGCAAACCCGTCGTCGATTTCCTGGCCGCCAATGGCGTGGTGCTCACGGTGGACGCCGTGTATTCCATGCTCGCCGTCGCGGCCATCACCGGGTGGGGTCTTTGGGACACCCACGTGGGCAAGCAAAAACAGAAAGAGCTCGCCAGCATGCTGCCCGACAGCAAGGCGCAGGTTCGATAAATGTTGACGGGGCGCGGCTGGGCGGCGCTTATGGCATTTCTAACCGCCGTGGCCCTGCTGATAGGTGCGCTATGTTCCGTTCTGCCGTCCTAGCCCTGGCCGCCCTGAGCCTGGCCGCGTGTGCGTCCGTCACCGCCGGCAACATCACGTTGACGGCCAAGCGCGGCGCGACCCTGGCGCGGGCGTCCCACAACCTGCTTTGCACCGCCGTCGAGACCAACCACGCGTCCGGCGTGCTGGTCGGCGCCGCGTTCAACAAGGCCAAGGCCGCCTGCATCGACGCCGACGACGCCTTGGACGCGGCCGACCGCGCCCTGGCCGTTGGCGACACGCTCACCGCCGGCGCCCAGGTGTCCGAAGCCATCACCCTGTTGGGGGCCCTGCAATGAACGCTGCAATCATCATCGCCGCGCTACAGCTCGCCACCAAGATTATCGAGGCGTACCCCGCCATCCGGGCCGCGCTCGAGACCAAAGACGCCCAGGCGCTGGACGCCGCGTATGAGGCGCACCGCCGCGCCAGCAACGACGTGGCCGACCGTCTGCGCGCGACGCCGGATGACCCCGTGTCCGCATGACGGCCATTTTCGCGTGGTATCTGTCCGCGCTCCTAGCGCTGGGCGCCGCGATTGACCGAGACGGCCGTTGGTGACCCGATGGCCGACGGCTCCCTAATGCCGGCGGGGTTCGATTGGAAGAACCCCGATTACGTCCCGATCTTCCAACAGCGCATGGAAATGTTGGCGTGGCTACGCGCCAACCCGCAGCGCATGGCCGACATCAAGGAATGGTACAAAGAGCACCCGGCCGACTTCATCAACGATTGGGGGACGACGTTCGACCCCCGCAACGTTGAGCGCGGCTTGCCGGCCGTCATCCCGTTCGTGCTCTTCCCAAAGCAGCGCGAATGGATTGATTGGGTGCTTTGCCGCTGGCGCGCATCCGGGCCAGGCCTGAGCGACAAAAGCCGCGATTTGGGCGTGTCGTGGCTGGCCGTCTCCCTAGGCTCAACCCTTTGCCTGTTCCATGACGACATGGCCGTGGGCTACGGCTCGCGCAAGGAAGAGTACGTAGACAAGCTGGGGTCTATGAAAGCGCTGTTTCCCAAGGCGCGCATGTTCCTAAAGCACCTGCCGGTTGACTTCCTGGGTGGGTGGGACGAACGGAAACACGCGCCCCATATGCGCATCATGTTCCCCGGGACCAATTCGGCCATGACGGGCGAGGCCGGCGACGGTATTGGGCGCGGGGACCGCCAGGCCATCTATTTCGTGGACGAAAGCGCGCACCTCGAGCGCCCCATGCTGGTCGAAGCGTCACTGTCCGCCACCACCAATTGCCGCATCGATATCTCGAGCGCCAACGGCATGGCCAACCCATTCGCCATCAAGCGCCATAGCTGGCCGCCGGAGCGCATCTTAACGCTGCACTGGCGCGACGACCCGCGCAAAGACGATGAGTGGTACGCCAAGCAACAGGCGGAACTGGACCCCGTGACCCTCGCGCAAGAGGTGGACATAAATTACAGCGCGTCCATCACCGGCGTGCTCATCCCCAACGCCTGGGTGCAGGCGGCGGTGGACTTCCACAAGAAATTCGAGGTTAAGCCGACGGGTCGCCGTTTCGGCGCCATGGACGTGGCCGACGAAGGCATTGACCTCAACGCCCTGGCCGTCCGGCATGGCTTCCTGTTGGAAGACGTCGAAGGCTGGTCGGGCAAGGGCGACGACATATTCGGGTCGGTGCAAAAGGTCTTCGAACGGTGCGACGACACCGGCATCGAAGACGTGTATTACGACGCCGACGGCCTGGGCGCCGGGGTGCGCGGCGATGCGCGCGTAATCAACGCCAAACGCCAGGAAAACGGCGTGTGGACGGTCAATTTCGAGCCGTTCCGGGGGTCCGGCGCCGTCTACCGGCCGGAAAAGGCCATCCCCAACGCCGTGCCGGCGCGCCTGCGCGAGAGCGGGCGCAAGGAACGCAAGAACGAAGACTTTTACCAGAACGCCAAGGCGCAAGCATGGTGGGACCTGCGGGTGCGCTTCCAACGCACGTTCCGAGTGGTCACGGGTGCGAGCGAACTGTCGGATTACGACGCCGACGAGCTCATCAGCATTTCCGGCGACATGAAAGCGCTGGCCACCCTTTTGCAGCAGTTGTCCCAACCGACCTACACGCTGAACACCGCCGGCAAAGTCATCGTGGACAAGGCGCCCGACGGTAGCCGCTCGCCAAACCACGCCGACGCCGTTATGATCGCCTACGCCCCGCGCAAGGTGTCGTTTCTGGAATATCTGCGCAAATAGAGGAACCCGCCGAATGGCCCTGAAACGCGTCTATTGGGCTGCGGCCCTTGTTGCTCTGCTGGCCACCGCCGCCCAGGCGCAGAACGCCCCCAGCTATAACAACTCGAGCGGCCAGCGGCAGAGCTCGAGCGGCGTCGTCCTACAGCGCCCGGACACCGGCGCGTTCCTGGGCACAACGGGGTCGCCCCTCCCCATCACGTGCGTGTCCGGGTGCAGCGGCGGGGGCGGAGGCGGCGGGACGTCGGCGCTCAACAACTCGACGTTCGCCAACACCAGCACGTACAGCAACACGCCCGCCGGCGCCTTGGTCTCGACGGCCGCGCCGACCTACACCGCCGGCACGGTCGCGCCGCTCAACGTCACCACCGGCGGCGCGCTGCGCGTCGATGGGTCGGGCGTCACCCAGCCGGTGAGCGCGGCCAGCTTGCCGTTGCCGACGGGCGCGGCCACCGCCGCCGGCCTGTCCACCATCAACACCACGCTGGGCACGCCCTTCCAAGCGGGCGGCAGCATCGGCAACACGTCGTTCGGCATCAGCGGCACGTTGCCGGCGTTCGCCGCGACGCCCACCGTTAACCTGGGCACGCTCAACGGCGCCGCGACGGCCGCCGCCCAGGCTACGGGCAACACGGCCCTATCCACCATCAACACCACGCTGGGCACGCCCTTCCAAGCGGGCGGCAGCATCGGCAACACGGCGTTCGGCGCGACCAAGTCGGGTTCCTGGGTGCTGGACGGCATCACCGGGACCATCAGCCTACCGACGGGCGCCGCGACGTCCGCGCTACAGTCTACCGGCAACACCAGCCTAGGCACGATTGCAACCAACACCACGGGGTTGGCCACTGCCGCCGCGCAGACCACGGGCAACGCCGCGCTGGCGACCCTCGCCGGCACGGTGGTGACGCCCAACAACATCAACGTGATTTGCACCAGCGGGTGCAGCGGCGGCGGGGGCGGCTCCGGTTACAGCGTCGTCAACGCCACCAGCTACGCCAACACCGGAACATACAGCAACGTGCCTGCCGGCGGCGCCGTGACCACCGCAGCGCCGACCTACACCACCGGCCAGGCCTCGCCGTTGAGCCTCACCACCACGGGCGCCCTGCGCATCGACGGGTCGGCGGTGACGCAGCCGGTTTCGGGCACCTTCTGGCAAGCGACGCAGCCGGTTTCGGGCACGGTCGCCGCGACGCAGTCGGGCACGTGGAACGTCACGAACATCAGCGGCACGGTGAGCTTGCCCACGGGTGCGGCGACGGCGGCCAACCAATCGACCGCCAACGGTTCGCTGGCCACTATCGCCACCAACAGCGGCACGCAGGCGACGGCGGCCAACCAATCGTCGCAACTGACACAAGAAACGCTCATCAACACCCGCCTGGGCGACATCACGACGCCCGCCGCCGGCACGGTCAATTCGCGCCTGGCCGGCATCACCACGGCCCTGGGTTCGCCCTTCCAAGCGGGCGGCAGCATCGGCAACACGGCCTTCGGCATCACGGGTGCGTTGCCCACGGGTGCGAACACCATCGGCGCCGTGAACATCAACGGCACCGTTCCGGTGAGTGCGGCCAGCCTGCCGTTGCCGACGGGCGCGGCCACCAGCGCGGCGCAGACGACGGGCAACGCGAGCCTGGCCGCCATCGGAACGGTGAGCGGAGCGACGTCGGATGCGGCGGCCACGGCGGGCGGCACGGGGACGGACGCGGCCAAGCTGCGTTTGATGACGTCGCAACTGGCCACCATCGCCACCAACACCGGCGCGGCGACGCCGGCCGGAACCAACAGCATCGGCTTGGTGAGCGCCCAGGGCGCCGACGCCACGGCCACCGCGCGCACCCTGCGCACCGACGCCAACGGGGGTCTCATCGGCGGCGGCATGACGCCGGCCAGCACCCGCAGCGCGTCGCTTACCACCAGCGCCAGCACCGCGTTGGGCGGCGGCGGGTCCACCACGCGCCCCAGCTATCTCAAGGTGGTGACGGAAAGCGCGTTAACGGCCAACCTCTTCCTTTGTCTCAACAACCAGACGTGCAGCGCGACCGTGTATGACGAAATTATACCTTCGGGATCGACGGTCGGAACACGCCTCTTTGTGGAGCTGCCGTTTACGTCGGCCGTGACGTACTTCACCACGGCCACCGCCGTGCTTAATGTGACCCGTTGGAGCAACTAGCCATGCGGGCCCTTCGCCTCTTCCTAGCGCTGGCGCTCGCCTGCGCACTTGCCACGCCTGCGGCGGCGCAATGGCGCCCGGGCGGGATGGTCGGCAAGGGCGGGCTACGGTCCTTTGCGGCGGTCGCCCCGCCGCCGACCATGTTGACGTACCGCTATGCGGGCTTCACGGGCCAAACGCCCAACGCCACCTACACGACCAATTCCACGAAGACGCGGCAGCTCTACTATCTCACCGACGCGGTGATGTCGCCCAGCGACAGTTGCGCCGTGTGGTTCGACGCCTGGGCTTTCACCGGGTCGGAAGTCAACGGCGCAGCCTACAACGTCATTCGCATGTCGGTGCAGGCGCCGGCGACGGGCGCAACCACCCCCGTGACTTTCAGCGCCGGCCGCACCGTCACCGTGGCGTCGGGCGCGCAGCGGACCTTCAGCGACGAATTTACAGCGTCGTCGCTTGGGTTTTCCTATTTCACGCCGGGAACCATTCTGCGGTTTAAGGGCGTAGGTTCGACGGCCGGCAGCGTCACCGACGTGACGCGAGACCGGGGGGTGATGAACGGACCCGGCGGCGCGGCCGTCATCAGCGGTGACCTGTCCGGCTACTATCAAGACCCAGGCGACGGGTCCGACACCAACCAAGTGGACACCTTCGGCCCGTGGTCTTCCATCCCCGCCGGCGCCGTGGGGGCGAACGTCCATTTTCCGTCGGGCATCGTCTGTCGGACCACTTCGACGGCGAACCCCATCCTTTCGGTGGTGGACAGCCTGGGCGACGGCTACCTTGCGTTCAGCTTCGACCCCGCCAAGGCCGACAGCGGCGGCTTGATCCGTGCGGCCGCCTGGGCAGCGCAAAAGCCGCTCTTCACCTTCGGCAGATACGGCACGAAGCCCTCGCAATTCAGCACCAAGACCCTGGCGCTGGTGCAGGCGCAATATTCGAGCTCACGTCTGTTTTCGTCGGTCATTCAACAGAACTTCACCAACGAATTCGACGGCATTAAGACGCTCGCCACTATCGAAAGCGAAATGGTGACGTTGTGGGGGAACCTTGCCGACGCGGGGGGCCCGGGTGGCGCGCGGCCCGTCTACGCCTTCAACATGGTTATCCCCAACCAGACGTCCACGGCAGGCGCGACCACCTACCCCAGCCAAACCAAATATGCGGGCGGCCCCGCCTATTTCGAGGCCTACAACACGTGGCTGGCCGGCAAAGGGCCGGGCGGCGACAACACCGTGCAAGGCGTCCTGGCGTGGACCGGCATGTATGACCCGGCCCAATCGAACAAGATCACCGTCATCGGGACATCGTGGACGCTGGTCACCGGGGTGAGCTCCGGCGCCACGACGCTGCGCCTATCGGGCGGCACGGCTCCGCAGCCTGGCGATGGCTTGTGGATCGGCGGGACCGGCGCCGAAGCGGTGATGGTCAACACGGTGTCGGTGGTCACGCCCGGCAGCGTTTGGGACGTGACGCTCTACGCCACCACCAACACGCAGCAGAACATCGGCGGCGCGACGGCGGCGGCGCACTCGAGCGGCGTCACCGTGTCGGCCAGCTACCAGCCGTTCGACCTCGCCCACTTTACGCAGAACGGCCACGCGTTGATGAAAGCGACATTGGTGGGCGCCGCGCCCTTCAATTAGCGCATTGACGGGTCCGTCAATCGGTGTAATCTGGTGTCTCACTTGACCTAGAGACCATTGGAGCTACCGACTATGACGCTAGATTTCGCCCTAACCTACATCGTCCTTCCCGCCATCATCGGCGCGTTGGTTTCTCTGATGATGAGCCGCCGGTAATGGACGCCGACCACTTCGACTTCACCCCGCCGCCGCGCGTCGATTACGTCATCGTCGCGGGCCAATCCAACGCGCTGGGCTACACCGTGACCGCCGCCGAACTGCCGGCCGGCTACGTCCCCGACGCCCGCGTGCAAATCTGGACGCCGGACGGCTGGGCGACCATGGACCCGGGCCACAACACCGGCACGGCGAACAACCCCGAAGCTTGGGGGCCCGAAGTGGGCTTCGCGCTCGCCTGGGGCCGCGACCACGGCGCCGACGACGTGCTGCGCATCGTCAAGAGCGCCAAGGGGTCCACCGGCCTGGCCGCCGACGCCAACGCGCTTGATTGGTCGCCTTTCAGCCGTGGGGAACTCTTCGATACCACCACCGATATGGTCACGGCTTCCGGCGCCCAGGGTGCGACCGTGCTTTGGTATCAGGGCGAGACCGACGCGGCCGACCCCGTCAAGGCGCGCGACTATTGGGACAACCTCAACATGCTGCGCAATATCGCGGGCGGCGAGTGGGGCGGCTTGAACGGCTGGATTTCCGGCTACGGCGCGTTCGCTGGCGAGCGCGGACCCGACGGGCTGCACTTCAACGGCGCCGGGCAGCTCTACAACGGCCAGGCGTTCTATGACGAATGGGTCGGCCAGTGACCAAGGGCGTTCCGTTCAACCTGATGCGGGGCAAATGCCGTTTTTGCGGTCGCACCCTGCGCTATGCGAACATTCCGAACCGGGGTCCGGTGATGGCGCACGGCCACGGCGAGGCGCAAATCTGCGCCCGCATGCAACAAATGGGTAACGATCTCATCAGCCGCGCCGAAAAAGCCGCGCGCCTCGAGAGTGAGCGCCAAGCTTTGCGGCGTCCCACGTGAAACAAGTCTGCGTCGCGTGCGAGAACACCCGATGGTTGGCCGGCGATCCAGCTTACGGCCCGTGCGTCTGCGTCACGCCGGCCTTGGTGCTCGAGCTTACGGCCATGTACGAAGACGCGGAACGCGAGCTGTCGGAACTGCAAGACACCTTCGACGCCAAGGTGGCCGAAGAGACCAAGGTGCAAAAAGGCGCGGCCGATGACTTCGAAGCGACCATAGGCGCGGCCGGCGATGAGCTGCGCGCCGCGCTGGTGCGCTGGGGCTGGCCGACGCACCCGGACGCCCTAGGCGAGTACGGCTTACGGGAGCTTGCCGACCTTCTGCTTTGAGGGCATGTTCCCCGGCATGCTGCGCAAACTCATTCTTCGCTGGCTGGGCATCGCCCCCGCCGCCTCGCCGGAAGCCGAAGCGCCCGCCAAACGGCGCGGCCTGGCCGATTTCAGCACGCACACGCGAGCGGTGGGGGCCACGGTCTTCGGCGCCCTAGGCGAGCGCATCAAGAACAGTCTGCCGCGCGTCTCGAGCGCCAACGTCGGCATGGACGCCGCCGGCAGCGTCGAAAAGTTCCGGGGTCTCAACCCCGTGACTATGAGCGACAGCCTGTTGTCGTGGTACGCCGCCACCGGGTTCATCGGCTACCAAATGTGCGCCATCATCGCGCAGCACTGGTTGATTGATAAAGCCTGCGGCATGGTCGGCAAGGACGCCATTCGGCAAGGGTGGGTCTACAGCCTCGAGGGCGCCGACACCGACGGCGAGGAAATCAAAGAGCTAGTCGAGCTCGACAAGAAATACGACATGGTCGGCCATTACGAAAAGTTCGTGCATTTCGGCCGCGTCTTCGGCATTCGCATCGCGCTATTCAAGGTGCGCAGCACCGACCCGAAGTATTACGAACGGCCGTTTAACATCGACGCGGTCACGCCCGGCAGCTTCGAAGGCATCGTGCAAATCGACCCTTATTGGTGCTCGCCCAATCTGTCGGGCCCTGGCGTCAGTGACCCGGCGTCGCCCGACTTCTATGAACCGATGTGGTGGACAATTCAGGGCAAGCTCTACCACCGCTCGCATTTGCGCATCTTCCGCACGTCGCGCCCGGCCGATTTGCTTAAGCCCATGTATCTATACGGCGGTATCCCGATACCGCAGCAAATCATGGAACGGGTCTACGCCGCCGAACGCACCGCTAACGAAGCGCCGCAACTGGCGATGACCAAGCGTCTGCTGGTGTGGGGAACCGACGTCGCCACGACGCTGGGCAACCAAGTGGAATTCGAACAACACTTGGCCAACTTCACCTATTTCCGCGACAATTACGGTATCAAAATTAACGATACCGACGACACCATGGAGCAACACGACACGTCCCTAACCGATCTGGACGTGACGATTATGACCCAATATCAGCTTGTCGCCGCCGCCGCCCGCGTGCCGGGCACGAAACTCATGGGAACGCAGCCTAAAGGCTTCAATTCCAACGGTGAATACGAAGAAGCGGTGTACCGGGAAGAGCTCGAGACGTGCCAAACGCATGACCTCACGCCCTTCGGCGAACGCTATCTGGAAATCGTGCTGCGGTCGGACATTGAGCCGAAATTCGGCTACGCGCCCGGCTCCCTGTCTGGCACGTTGACGTGGGAACCGCTGGACAGCCCGACGGCAGCCGAAGAAGCGGAAATCAACAAGAACAAGGCCGAAACCGACGCCACCTTGGTCGGCGTGGGGGCCATCGACGGCACGGACGTGCGCGACCGCCTGCGCCGGGAAAAGGGCAGCGGCTACACGGGCATCGAAGCGCAACCGCTCATGCTCACGGGCGACCCGCTGGTGGATGCCACCAACGACCTGTTGGCCTACACCAAGGCCGGCAAGGAAAAGCCCACCACCATCGCCGGCCCGCAGCGTGACCCCCTCATCGCGGCCACCCACGCCCTTACCGTCTCCGGCGATGCGCTCGAGCTTCCGCACGCGGCCGGCGTCATCCTCACCCGTCTGGACGGCAAGACCCTTTGGGTTAAGCGCCGCGACGACGCGGTGGACGCGCCCGGCGTGTGGGCGTGGCCAGGCGGAACCATCGACCCGGGCGAGAAACCCCAGGACACCGCCGTGCGCGAGCTCGAGGAAGAAACGGGCATTGCCTGGGGCGCGCCGCTGTCGCCGGTGGGCGTCACCGACGGGTTCGTGGCGTTCGGCGGCACGACGCTGTCGCCCAGCCTCGATATCCGGCTGAATTACGAACACACCGAATTCGTTTGGCAATCGCTGGACGACCCGCCGGCGCCGCTGCACCCCGGCTGCGCCAAGTTGTTGGGCCGTGGCTAAGGTCCCGCTCACTCCGAAACGCAAAGCCTACGCGAAGTCGCAAGGCGGCGCGGTCTTCTACGGCAAGCCGCTCGAATACCCGGCGGCCGTCGAAGAGGCGTACCGAAGCGCGCTCGAGGGCATGACGCGGCAGATGGTGGCGCAGACCACCCGCGACACCATCGCGCTATGGCCGGCGACGCCCAGCGGCCAGGACAGCTTGGTGGATGACGCCAAGACCCTGGCGACAGCGTTGGCCAAGCGGTTCAACGCCTACTTCGACCGCGCGGCGCCGGACCTCGCCAGCGGTTTCATGCGACGAATTGACGCAGCGTCGGCGGCGTCGCTGCGCGGGTCGCTCAAAGACGTGTCCGGCGGCCTGACGCTCAAGACGGACGTGGTCACGCGTCGGGTGCGCGAAATCATCAAGGCGACCAACGCCGAAAACGTCGCGCTCATCAAATCGATACCCCGGGAATACCTGGGCAAAGTGCAGGGCGCGGTGATGCGCTCGATTACGGCCGGCGGCGGCCGGGCCGAAGTGTTGCGGCAGCTCACCAAGCTAGGGCAATCGACCGAAGCGCGCGCCGCGCTCATCGCCAGGGACCAAACCAGCAAGGCGACGACAGCGGTTAACGCCGCGCGCATGGACGCCCTGGGCGTCAAGGAATTCGAATGGCTGCACTCGCAAGGCGGTCGGGAACCGCGCCCTCTGCATAAGAACGTGCTCAACGGCAACGTCTACAGCGTGGCGGAACCACCGGAGATTGACGACCGCACCGGCGAGCGCGGCTTGCCTGGCCAGCTCATCAATTGCCGTTGCCGCATGGTCCCCGTCATCAGTTGGGGTAAGACCGTGCCCACGGGTACGCCTTCGCCGCCTTCGCCGCCTTCGCCGCCTCAAGCACCGGCCCCGCCTGCCGCCCCGGCCGCTCCCGCCTGGGCGGCGGCGCTCGCCGCAACGGCCAGTGATCTTTTGGCCCGTGACCTTCTGCGCACGCTGGGCAAACGCGACGGGGTCGAATTCCTCACGGCGCTGGACGACCTTGGGCACACTGTCGTGCCCGCCTATCGCGGCGAACGGTCGGCCGTCGGCTTTAGCGAAGCGTTGATGGCCAAGCTCACCGACCCCGCCAGCAAATTGACGCTGCACCACAACCACCCCTCGAGCACGTCGTTAAGCCCGCAAGACTTGGTGATGATGCAGAAATACCCGACCATGACGCGCATTTGGGCCCATGGACATGACGGCTCGAGCTACGCCGCCTCGCGCGGCGAGCGCAGCGTGACCAAGGTTCACGCCGAAGAGGCTAAAACCCTTTGGTGGTCTCGCGTGCAGGACGGTTTTCGGCGCGGCGTGCCCGGGTTGGACGCGCGAGACGTCGAGAAAACAACGTGGCATTTCGTCAACCTGCTGCTGCAAAAGCAGGGCCGCATAAAATACGACTTCACGCTGTCGGAAGAACAGGCGGCCGCCGCCGCCCGGCTCATGCCGTTGTTCCGGCCTCTGCTGGACGAAACCTAATGTTTATTGACCCCCCTGGCCTTATGGCCCCTGTCGAAACGTGGCGCGCGTTCCTGTCCGATCTCGAGCGCATCAAACCACGCGACCGCGAAGAGGCGGACGACGTGGCGGAATATGTGCGCCAGGCCAAAGCCGAAATTGCGCGCTTGACGAACCCGTCAAACGGTGGATAGTGGTGCTTCGTCCACCGGGCAGCCCCGGAATGAAAGCGGGCCTGGCGACCCGACGTAACGCCCGCATCCAGCCCCGGAAGCGGGCGTTTTGCGTTAATTGAGAGCGTAGCGGCCCGGAGGGTCGGCCCGCGCGACGGCAGTCAAACGGGCGCGGCACAACAAGGACGGCGCGCCCCGTTGCGCTCTCACTTGACACCGTGACCATCACGGCGGCAATTAACGCTCTATGAGCGCGCGCAAATACGACATCAACGGATGGTTCGAAATTGACCGTAACCCGATTAGCCGGGTTGGCGTCTTTCCGTACCTAGGCCGTTCGATGGGCGCGGGCACGGATGCGTGGCCCGAAGGTGACCCCAACAAGGTCTATATGGTCTATCGCCCGGCCGAAGAGCTTGGTTCGCAAGAGTGCATCGACAGCTTCAAGCTCATCCCGTTCGTGGACGACCACACGATGTTGGGGAACGACACCGAACGCGGTGAGACCCCCGCCGAAGACAAAGGTATTCACGGAATTCTAGGCGAGCGCGTCGGTTTCGACGGCGAAGAGCTGTATTCCAACCTCAAGCTCTTTTCTAAAGCCTTGGCGAACAAAATAAATCGTGGCAAGAAACAGGTGAGCGCGGGGTATCGTTGCACTTACGACCATACCCCCGGTGTTTTCAGAGGCCAGAAATACGACGCGGTTCAGCGCAACCAACGCGGCAATCACCTAGCTTCCGTCGATGCGGGGCGCATGGGCAAGACTGTTGCGGTGCTGGACCACTTGACTTTCACAGTAGACGCGAAGGACGCGACACCCATGGCCAAGGCCGCCACCAATCCCGATTTCGTCCAAAAGGTGGCCGCTGCGGCTTCCGCCATTTCCCAGGCGTGCAGCCAAGCCGGCGCCGGCGGGGACACGACCACGGGCGGTGAGAACACCGACACGGTCGCCAGCGGAGACGCCGCGCCCGATTTTATTCGTGTGGTGGCCGACGCCGCCGCGACCATCGCCGCCGCGTGCGACGCCGCACTCAAGGCCGAAGATGGCGACGACACCCTCAAAGGCGGCGAAGGAAACGACACCATGGCCAGCGGCGACAACACCGACACCGTTCCGGCCGGCGATAACGCCGACGTGGTCACGCTCACCCAGCAACTGGCCGCCGCCAACAAGCGGATTGCGGAACTGTCCGCCCGTCCGGCTCTCGACATGGCGGACGTGCTGTCGGGCCTGGCCGACCGCGACAAGATGGCCGACCGCGTCGCCGCCCACTTCGGCACGTTCGACCATGCCGCGATGACCCTTGACCAAGTCGTCGCCTATGGCATCGGCAAAGCCGCCATCAAGCCGCCGAAGGGCCAAGAGCTGGGTGCTCTCGACGCCTACCTGACGGCCAAACCGCTCCCGTCGCCCGTCGCCGGCCACGCCCAGGACGGCGCGGACGTGCAGCCGGGGGCGGTCGCGGAATACCTCGCCGGCTCCAAAGCCTAAGCCCCGTTTCGTTCGAACCGAAGAAAGACCACCACCATGGCGTTTCAATCTGCCGTCAATGCCCAAATCGCCCTTGGCGTCGTGGGTGAACTGGCCTTCGAAGGTCCGCTGCGCGCCCAACCGGCCGTTCTGCGTTCGACCGATCCGGCCAACAACGTCGTGGGGCGCGCCGCGCGCATCGTGAGCGGCGAAACGGGTTCCTGGGCGGCCGGTTCCGCCGGCGCCGCCGACCCCAAGCCCATCATTGCTTCGATGGACGTTGCGGCCGGCGCGACCTTCGCCGGGCTGCTGGTCAACCCCAAGGTTTACGCGAGCGGCGGCACGGTGGCCGGTGGCCCGCTGGCCGCCACGATGACCCTGCCGAACGAAACCCCGGCGGAACTGGCGACCGAAGGCGACTTTATCGTCAACTTCATCGCCGCCACCGCCCCGGGCGACGTGGTGTATTACCGCACCGCCGACGGCGTGTTGGTGTGCGCCGCCAAGGGTGCGGCCATCCCGGCGAACTGCGAGGGCCCTATCGGCACCGTTGAGCGCCTGACGAACACCGCCGCCGGCATCGGCATCGTGCATCTTGAGCCGCGCGTGCCGTCGGTGGCCCCGTAACCGGCCGAACCCTGAACCGTCACTTTTAAGAAAGACCCTCCAATGTCCAAGGCTTCTGCTGTCCACTCTCTCATGGCCGCGTCCGCCATGCGTCCGTTTGTCGTGGCGGCAGACGCCGTTAACGACAACTTCGTGCATGAACTGCGCCGCATCGGTATCGATTTCAGCGCGCAAGACCTCCGCGACATGCACGCGGCCATGGCGATGGACGCGGCGCCGAACGCGCAGGCCACCACCTACGCCAACAGCATTCCCGTGCCGACGCAGTTCTTGCAGACCTTCCTCCCGGGCTTCGTCCAACTGGTCACCCAGGTTCGCAACATTGACGAACTTGTCGGCAAGATGACGGTCGGCGCCTGGGAAGACGAAGAAATCGTGCAGGGCGCCATGGAGCCCACCGGCTTCGCGCAGCTTTACGGTGACTACACCAACATTCCGTTGGCTTCGTGGAACCTGTCTTGGGAGCGCCGCACCATTGTGCGCTTCGAAGAGGGCATGCGCGTCGGTGTTCTCGAGAACGCCCGGGTGTCGAAAATCAAGGTGGCCGACGCCGCGCGCAAGCGCTCCGCCGCCGCCCTGGCGCTCGATATCCAACGCAACCGGGTCGGCTTCTACGGCTTCAACGGCGGCGCCCAGCGCACCTACGGGTTCCTCAACGATCCGAACCTGCCGGCGTATGTCAACGTCGCGGGCGGCACGTGGTCGGCCAAAACCTTCCTGCAAATCACGGCCGACATTCGCACGGCCTGGGGCGCGCTCATCCTGTCGGGCGGCGGTCTCATCAAGAAAGACAGCAAGGCCACCCTGGCGCTGCCGCTGGGCGCCGACAACTGGCTGTCCGTGACCTCCGATTTCGGCAACAGCGTCAACCAATGGCTGCGCGAGACCTACCCGAATATGCGCATCGTGAGCGCCCCGGAGCTCACCGCCGCCAACGGGGGCGCAAGCGTCTTCTATCTGTACGCCGACAGCGTGCAGGATGGCGACAGCGACGACGGCGGCCAAACCTTCGTGCAGATGGTCCCGACGTCGTTCAAGACCATCGGTGTGGAAGCCAAGGCCAAGGCCTACGTTGAGGACTATTCGAACGCCACCGCCGGCGTTATGGTCAAACGCCCCTTCGCCGTGGTTCGCTACTCCGGCATTTAATCGCCCAGGCTTCGGCCAGAATGGCGGCGCGGGGGTCTTAGGCTCTCGCGCCGTTTTTCTTTGAAAGGGACCACCACACCATGTCAGGCCGCATCTGGATTTTCTCGACGCTCACCGCGTCACAGAATTACACCACATACGCCCAAGGCGGCGCCGATCTGCCGCTTACCGACCGCCAAATTCTCATTCGCGGCGGGGCCAATCTGGCCGACAAACACATCATCACCCCACGCGGCGTGGCCACGGAAGTGACCGAAGAGCAATATGCGGTGCTTCAAACCATCGACGCGTTCCAACAGCACCTTAAAGGCGGTTTCCTGAGCGTGTCGAAGACCAAGCCGGAAGAGGAAGTGGCAGCCGCCGATCTCAACAGCCGCGACGACAGCGCCCCTCTGACGCCCCAAGACTATGTCCCGGGCGACGGCCAGGCGGCGCCGGCGGAGACCGAAGAGACCCCGGTGCACAACGTGCCGCACGCTTCCAACGCGCGCCAACCTTCGCGCAAGGCCTAGGCCCATGGCCACGCACTCCCTAGACATCGCCGCTTTTCGCGCCCAATTCCAAGCCTTCGCGGACGTTTCCGTTTACCCGGACGCCACGTTGGAAGTGTTTTGGACCGCGGGCACGACGTTTCTAGGGAGTGCGGACGGCTGTCTGTTGGCGGGCGACCCGCTACAACAGGCGCTCAACTACATGACAGCGCACGTGCTGGCGCTGTCGGACACGGCCAACAGCGGCGGCGCACCGGGCCCCGTGACCTCGAGCACCATCGACAAGGTGAGCGTGGACTTTGCGCCGCCGCCGTTCCGCAACAGCGGGTGGCGTTACTGGCTGGCGCAGACGCCCTATGGGCAGGCGCTTTGGGCGTTGCTCACGCTCAAGAGCGCGGGCGGCTTCTATTACGGCGGCAACCCGGAACGCTCATCGTTCCGCCGCGTCGGCGGGGGCTTCGGTCCCTTTGGCCGTTAAGCGCATACCCGGACCCAAAAGCGGCGGCGTTGTGCGACTAGTCGCGGCGCTGAAGGACTTGGACGGCCTCACCGGCAAAGCCGGGTGGCTGGAAAATGAGCGGTACGAGGACGGCACGCCCGTCGCCTATGTCGCCGCCATTCAAGAGCTTGGCAATGGTCCCATCCCCCCGCGTCCTTTCATGCGCAACACCACGTCCGAAAAAGGCAAGGCGTGGATGGACCTATTCGGCCTGGGCGCCGTCGAAGTGCTCGACGGCCGGCTTACCGCGCCGCAAGCACTCGAGGCCGTCGTGCTGCGCGCGGCCGGAGATATCGCCATTACCATTTCGAAGGTCACGGCGCCGCCGCTTAGTCCCCTCACGCTGCTGGCGCGTCGCCAGGCCGGACCCAACAAACGCCTGAGCGGCGCCGGCGAGCTGGGGCCGCTGGGCGATGAGCTCGATAGGGGGCCGCCTGACGTCTCCGGCGTCAGCACCAAGCCGTTGATCTGGACAGGCTTGCTCTTCCAATCCGTGACGGGTGCGGTAGAACGCAAAGGGTCGCGCCTCTTCCTGGCGCGCGCGTCGAAGGCCACCCCGTGACTTTCCCCGGCATGAACTTGTTGGCTATCGCGCTGCGCACCCAAGGGCGTCAGACGGTGCTGTATCGCCGGTGGATGGGCCGCGCGCCGAACGCCGCCGGGTTGCTGGTGGACACCTTTGCCGCCGGAGTGCGCTTGCAAGGGTCTTTCCAGCCGTTGAGCCGGGAACGGGTGGCGTTTCAAGGTCTCGACACGTCCAAGTCATGGGCTACGTTTTTCGCCCCCGGCGGCTATCGCCCGGTTGAGCGAGGCGCCGGCGCGGATAAGTTCAACTATGCGGGGCGCGAGTATACCGCCCAGGGCAAGGCCGATTGGCTGGCGCAAGATGGGTGGAACGCCGTGCTGTTGGTGGACACCGGCAGCGCCGCGCCAGTGCCGCCCGCTGGCGTTCCCCAGCTCGATTGGTCCGACGGCTTTCCGCAGAATTCCGTTTGGCTGGGTGTGGTCTGATGTACGACAATGCCCTCTACACTATCTTGATCGCCCAGCTCAAAGCCGCGTGGCCCGTACTCGCCGCCGGCCAGGCGGTCGAAGTGCTGCAAAAGTACCAGCCGCGCGCCGAAGGTATGGACTTCGGCCCCACGCTTTACGTGTATAAACTTTTCGATAAGCGCTATGGTTGGCCGAAGCGCGACACCATTCCCGACCCAGATAACGTCAACGAAGTTATCCGCCGGGAAACCCAAATCCTGCAAACGACGTTTCAGGTAACGGCAATTAACAAACAGAACCCAGAAGATATTGCGGCACCAACGGCGGGAGATATCGCCAATCAAGGCGCGGCAATATTACAATCCGATTACATCATGGACCGGCTAAAGCTTGAGGGCTTGAGCCTTTTGCGCATTACAGAGGTGCGCGCCGTCTGGTTTACTAACGGCGCTGAACAGTGGGAACAGGCCCCAAGTTTCGATTTTGTTTTGCAGCACAACCAGATTACCTTGAGCAAAACCCTTGCGGTGCGCGCCACCGGCATTGTCACGCAACCTATTTAGGAACCGTTCGCCATGTCTATTTCGATCACCCGTTACGTCGATATCCAATCGGGCGTCGGCGCCGGCGTTTCGGTGGCGCAACGCGACCTCATCGGGCGGTTCTTCGCCGACAATCCGCTTATCCCCGCCGACGCGGTGGTGGAATTCGACGCGGCGCCCGACGTGGCCCTCTATTTCGGCGGGAGCTCGCCGGAATACCTCAAGGCCGCCGCCTACTTCGGCTTCATTTCCAAGGGTCTCACCCAGCCGCGCAAGGTCTCTTTCGCCCGCTGGGCGAAGGTCGCCAACGAAGCGCGCATTTTCGGCGCCCCCGTGACCACGTCGGTGGCTGAATTCGCCGCCATCGGCGCCGGCGATCTGACGTTTTCGGTCGGTGGCCAACAGGCCACGCTGGTCGCCGTCAACCTGGGCGCGGTCGCCAGCTATGCCGACGTCGCGGCCGCCATTCAAACCGCCGTCCGCGCCGAAGCCGGCACGCAATTCGCAACCGCCACGGTTGTATATGACGCCGTGCGCAAGGCGTTCAACTTCACGTCGTCGCTCGAGCAAGCCGCAGACATCACCATCGACGCGCCGCTTACCCTGGGCGTGCCGCTGGGCTGGTCCAACGTCGCCGCCGTGCTGTCGCCTGGCGTGGACGTCACGCCCGTGGCGGACGCCCTGTCGCTGTCGGCCGACGCGTCCAACAACTTCGGTTCGTTCGCCTTCGTCACCGCCTTGACCGACGATGAGCTTGAGGAGGCGTCGGTATGGAACGCGGGCCGCAACGTCGAATTCATGTTCTCCGCCCGCGTGACCGCCGCTAACGCGGCCGCCGTCGCCGCCGCTGTCCTGTCCAACCCGGGCACGGCCCTCACGCTCGCGCCCCTGGCTGGGGAGCACCCCGAAGTGGTCCCCATGAGCGTGCTGGCCGCCACGGCTTACGGCCGCCGCGCCAGCGTGCAAAACTACATGTTCCAAAAGGCCAGTTTGACGCCTTCGGTTTCGTCCAACACCGACGCGAACCTCTATGACGGCCTGCGCGTCAACTACTATGGGCAGACGCAGACCGCCGGCCAGCAAATCAATTTCTATCAGCGCGGCGTGTTGATGGGCGGGGACAGCGCCCCCACCGACATGAACACCTACGCCAACGAGATTTGGCTTAAGGACGCCGCCCAGGCCGCCGTTATGGGCCTCTTCCTCGCCGTGCCGCGCATTCCCGCCAACGCGCAGGGCGTCGCCCAGGTCTTGGCGATCCTGCAAGACAGCATCGACCGCGCGCTTACCAACGGCGTCATTTCCGTCGGCAAGCCGCTCACCACCTCGCAAAAGGTCTTCGTCGGTGAGCTCACCGGCGACGCCGACGCGTGGCATCAGGTGCAAGACGTCGGGTACTGGATCGGCGCCACGGTGGTGTTCGAAGCCGGCGAAGGCGGTACGCAAGAGGCGAAAATCGTCTATACGCTGGTGTATTCGAAAGATGACGCCATTCGCAAAGTCGAAGGCCAACACGTTCTAGTTTAAGGAAAGACCGGACCATGCAAGACGTTTCCGCCTTTGGCACTCGCCTCCGGTTGGTGGCTTCGGTCACCTTCCCGGCAGGCTTTGATATCACGCAGGCCGCCGACGACGCGGACCTGTTGGACCTTCCCTCTACCAAGGTTGCGGAAACCGCGATGGGGGTTAACGGCGATCTGGTCACGTGGTCGAAGGCCAACCCCCTCAACGTGACGATTGCGGTCATCCCGCAATCCGAAGACGACCGCAATCTGGCCATCTTGCTGAACGCCAACCGAGCCGGGCGCGGCAAATACCCGGCACGGGACGTCATCACGTTGACGGCGATCTATCCCAACGGCAGCACTATCACGCTGTCGGGCGGCAAGATCACAGACGGTATGCCTGGGCAGTCGGTGGCGTCCGCCGGCCGCATGAAATCGAAGACCTACGCGTTTTCGTTCGAAGGCCAGGCGCAAACCTAGGGCTTGTCGCTGGCCTAGGGCCACGGCTACAGTGAGACGCCGCCGGGGCCCGCCTCGCGCGGCGTTTTCTGCATAAGGGACCATGCAAAGATGACCGCACTTCAACCCAAGATCGTGGACATTCCGTTGCCCAACGGCGCCGGGACCAAGGCCTTTATCATTCACAAATTCGACTGCATGAGCGGTCGGGAGATCGTGACCAAGTATCCGGTTTCGAACATTCCGAAGCTGGCGGAATACAAGTCGTCGGAAGAGACCATGCTTAAGCTCATGGCCTTTGTGGGCGTGCAGGCCGGCGAGCGCGTGCAAATGCTCGAGAACGCCGACTTGGTGAAGAACCACGTTCCCGATTGGGAAACGCTGATGCGCCTCGAGTGGGCCGTATTGGAATATAATTGCAGTTTTTTCGGCAGCGGCTTGAGCTCCGATTTCTTCGAAAATTTAAAAGCTCAAGCCCTACAGAAGATTTCCCCAATTTTGACGGGTTTTGCGGCGCAATTATTGGAAGCGGTAAAGCAACCCTCAACGAACTAAGGACGGTCTACACGTTGGAAGACGCCTTCGACATATGGGAAGTCTTGATGACCAACCTGTATAATGAGTACGTCGCCATCGAAACCGCCAACAAAGGCGCCCGCCGGTGAATTTACTAGAAACCTTCGTAATCCTGTTCGAAACCAGCGCCCAAAAGGCGCAGACCGACGCCACGGCGGCGGTGGACAAGATTGCCGGGGACACCGAGCGCGCCGACGAACGCATCAAGTCGTCCAACAAAAAGCGGACCCTTGAAGAGCTCGAGAACATCAAGAAAGTCGCCAACGCTGAGTTGGCCGCCGCCCTGCAAGCGCCCCAGGGCGAAGGCGGCGCGGCGGCCTGGCGCGCCAATCTTGACGCCAAGGCCGAAGCGCTGCGCAAGGTCCGGGCGGAAATCGAGCGGGTCAAACGCGGCGAAGCGGAGGGGGCGCAGGCCACCCGTGACCACGCGCGAGCCCTAGACCAAAGCACGGTGGCGGCCGACCGCCTGGCCGGCGGGTTCGGTAGGCTCATCGGGCGCGGCGTGGCGCTGGTGGCCAGCTATCTAAGCGTGCAGGCCGTCCTGGGCGGCATCCGACGAACCTACGCGGAAATCAACGCCCTCACCGAACAAGCCGACCGCCTGGGCTTCGGTGAGAACGTGGAAGGCCTCAACGCCGTCAATCAAGTGCTCGAGGACGTCGGCGGCAGCGCGGAAAAGGCGCAGCGCAATCTGCGCACCTTCGCCGATCAAATCGGGGAAGCCTTCGGCGACGCGGAAAGCAAAGCCGGCAAGGCGCTCGCCGGCATCGGCGTGTCGGTGGCCGACGCCAACGGCGACCTGAAAGACACCGAAACCGTCATGCTCGAGATCGCGGCCGCGCTCGAGGGCGTCAGCAAGGCGAAGGGCGCCGCCGCCCTTAGTGACCTGGGGCTGAAAGACCCGGCGTTGCGCGCGCTGCTGATGGGGGGCCGGGCAAGCCTTGAAGCGCGGTTCGGGGGTGAGCGCGCCAAAGGCCTGATTACGAACGAAGACGCGCGAGCGGTGCGCGAATACAAACTGGCATGGGACGACGCCAAAGACGCGGTGCAGGGGTTCTTCAACAGCATGCTGGCCGGTTGGGCGCCGACGCTTACCCGCTTTGCTAATCGCCTCGAGAACTTCGTTATGTGGCTGCGCGAACACGCGAGCTTCGTGCAAGGCCTGGGCATCGGCGTGGTCACGGTGTTGGGCACCATCGCCGCGTTTATGTGGGCGACGTACATTCCCGCCTGGGCGGCGGCGGCCGTCGCCATGGTTGCTGCCGCGTGGCCCTTTCTGGTGGCCGGCGCGCTCATCATCGGGGCTATCGCCGCCATCGCGCTGGCGTGGGACGACGTGCAGAACTACCTAAAGGGCAATTCGTCGTTGCTGGGCGAACTGGTCGAAAAATACAATTGGGTCGGTGATGTCATCGCGGCCCTGAGCGGCCAATGGGCGCAAACGAGCGCGCTTTTCAAAGAGGACATGGCCGCCATCCGAGCCGGCGCGAAGTGGCTGGGCGACGTGTTCGTGGCGGTATGGGACGCTATCACCGCCGGTGCGCGCGCGACGGGCGAAGTGTTCGTCAACATAGCGAAAGCCATCATGGGCGATTGGGGCCCGCTGCTGTCCATGATCTTCGGCGCCGTGGCCAAGCTGGGCGGCGGTGGGAAGGGCGGTTTTCAAGCCGCCGCCGATTGGGGTCCGCGTAACCCAGGCCTGGCCATGCCGGCGGGCGTGGCGGCGGGTCTCACGGCTGGCCAACGTCAGATAGGCGCCGCCGCCAACAACCGCATGGCGTCCGCGACAAGCGCCAGCGTTGCCGGGGCCCGGACGTCCAACCGGCAGACAAGCGTCAAAATCGACAAGCTCGAGGTGGTGACGCAGGCGACCGATGCGGCGGGTATCGCCAAAGCGGCCAGCGGCGCCCTAAGCTTCGAAATCCGGCGCACCGCCGGCCAATGGGACGATGGGGTGGAACGCTAATGGCCCTCACGCCAAACGGAACCTCAACGACGCCCAGCGGCCAGGGCGGCACCGTGGCCGACGTGGTGGCCGTGCTGCGCGGCGACACGTTCGCCCAGGTGTTCGCCCGCGCGCGGCCCATGACGGCCATTGTGCGCCCACGCGCGGACCTCATGGAACACCCGTTGGAAGACGGCAGCTCTGTCGTGGACCACCGGGTGCAGCGCCCCACGGAAATCGACCTCCCCGTGACCATCGAAGGGGCGGAAAACGTCACGGAAGTGTACGCCGAAATTCGACTGCTTTGGGAAACCGGCGCGGTGCTCACGGTTCAGACGCGGGCGCACACCTATACCAACATGGTCATTCGGGACATGCCGCACGATGAGCGCGCGGACGAATTCGACAACATCACCATTGGCCTGTCGCTACTTGAAGCCAAGTTCGTCAAGGCGATTTACGGCGGTCTCGCGCCTAAACAGGTGAAGAGCAAACCCAAGGCGTCCACGGTCAAGCGCGGCGCCCAGCAAACAACGCCCGCCACCGGCCCGCAACAGGCCAAGGCGGCGGTGGCCTATGATATCTTCCACGCCTTCCCCGATATCTTCCACGCCTTCCCCTTGTTCAAGAGGTAGGGCCGTGCAGAACATTCCCCTTGCGGCCGAACCGAACCAAGACCTAGCCGTGCGGCTGGACGACACGCGTTACGGCCTGCTTTTCAAGGAAGCCAACGGCGTCATGGTGGTAAGCATCACCATCGACGGCGTGCTGCGCTTGTCTTCGTCGCGTGTCCTGGGCGGCAAACCACTCATCCCTTACGACTACCTCGAGCGCGGCAACTTCTTGCTGTTGACGACCAACGAAGAGTTGCCCGACTATCGAGAATTCGGCGTATCGCAATCGCTGGTCTACCTGTCACCGGCCGAAATCGCGGCGCTGCGCAATGGCTGAACCGACCATTGACCAACGCATCGTCCGCATCAGCATTGAAGTGGATGGCGAATTTAAAGTTTACGAAGAGCTCGACATTCGCGCGCGCGGCCAGAAGACCGCAAACCCGCTGCAAAACACGTGTGACGTCGATATCGTGAACCTCTCGGCGCAGACGCGAAATTACCTGTTGACGGAAACATCACCGTTCAACGCCAACCGTTCGCCCAAGCGGCTCATTGTGGAAGCGGGGCGCGTCGGCCAGGGGGTCACGCGGTTGTTCTACGGCGAAATCATCAGCGCTACGCCGTCCCAACCGCCCGACATCGGCTTGCGCCTGCGCGCGCAAACGGGGAATTACGCCAAGACGCTGGTGGTGGCCCGCAGCGGCGCCGCGCAACAAAGCCTTCGGAGCCTGGCCCAACGCGTGGCCACGGACCTGGGCGTGTCTCTCGACTTTCAGGCGACAGACAAGCAAATCGCCAACTATTCGTTCAACGGTTCCGCGTTGCGACAGGTGGATGCGCTCGAGGCGGCCGGCGGCGTGGACGTCTACGTGGACGACCAAACCTTGGTGGTCAAGAACATCGCGGCGCCGCTTACTGGCCGCATCCGTGTGCTGTCGCAAGAAAGCGGCATGGTCGGCATACCCGAAGTGACGGAACGTGGCGTGAAGGTCCGCATGCTGCTGGACAGCAACACCGTGTTGGGCGGCACGCTGGACGTCACCAGCAAGCTAAATCCGGCCCTCAACGGGGAATATACGATCTACGGTCTCGACTTCGAAGTGGCGAGCCGTAGCACGCCGTTCTATTACGTTGCGGACTGCCGCCGGCCGAACTTTAACCCCATCCCGGTGGCCAAGCGGACCCGCGCGAATGGTTGACAACCTGGGCTTCAATCCGCCGTCCGGCGACCCTGCCGACGAAGACAGCCTGCCCGGCACGTTTAAGCGCGTCCTGGCCAAGTTTCTGCAAGGCGTGGACGATTGTCTGCCGGCCGTGGTGATCGCCTATGACCGCGCCAAGAACCGCGCTACGGTGCAACCGCTGGTGATGATGGGCACCACCGGCGGCGAGAAAGTCTCGCGCGCCCAGGTGGCCGAAGTTCCAGTGTTCAACATCGGCGGCGGGGGGTTCGTTCTGTCGTTTCCGCTTGCGCCTGGCGACTTCGGTTGGTTGAAAGCGACCGACCGCGACCTGTCTCTCATCCTCCAAGGCGGCGTTAGCGAAGAGTGGCCGAACACCAAGCGCATGCACTCTTTCCAAGATGGGTTCTTTCTGCCCGACGTCATGCGCCAGTGGATTTTGAACGCCGAAGACGAAGAGCGCGCGGTGCTGCAAACGACCGATGGCGCAACGCGCATTGCTATCGCGCCGGGGTTGGTGAAGATTACAGCCACCGACACCCTCGTTAACGGAAAGCTGCACGTGACGGGCGACATCACCACCGACGCCGACGTCAAGGCGGGCGCGATCACGCTCAAGACGCATGTCCATACCAGCGCCACCGCCGGCACGCCGACTAGCGGGCCCATTGCGCCATGACCCGTACCTTTGCCGTCGATGCGCAGAACGATCTGGTGATAGGGTCCGACGACCGTCTCACCATCGCCACCGACCTGTTGGCGGTACTGCAAAACTGCGAGCACGCGGCCAAAACGATACTGGCCGAAATGGTGCTCGCCATCGACCAAGGCTTGCCGTATTTCGAGGCCGTCTGGATTGGCGTGCCCAACCTTCCCGTGTTCGAAGCGGCATATCGACAACGTATTTTGACCGTCGAGGGGGTCACGGGTATCGTGAGCGTCACTCTGTCGGTGTCCGGCAACGTCCTGAGCTATCAGGCCGAAATTCAAACCCTCTTCGGTACGGGCGTCATCAATGGCTGATTATGGCTTCGTAACGTCTACCGGGGTCATCGTTCCCGACACGGCGACGCTGCAAACGGCGGTGGAAAACGAATGGCGCGAAGCCTTCGGCGCGGACCTTGTCGTGACCGCCGACACCCCGCAAGGCGTGCTCATCACCGCCGAAGTGCTGGCGCGGGACGCCATCGTGCGAAACAACGCCGCCCTGGCCAACCAGATAAACCCGGACCTTGCCGGCGGCGTGTTCCTAGATGCGATCTGGAAACTCACCGGCGGCCAGCGCATCGCCGCGTCCTATTCGCTGGTGACGGGCGTGCAGCTCAACGGCGTGCCCAACACGATCATTCCCGAAGGGGTGCAGGCGAGCGTCGGACCCAACGGCGATATTTTCGAAAGCACCGGCACGGTCCAACTGGACGCGAGCGGCCAGGCCTTCGCCACCTTCCAAGCCCTCGAGGTTGGCCCTGTCGCCGCGCCGGTGGGCGATCTGGACACCATCGTGTCGGGCGTCCTGGGGTGGGAGACCATCACCAACCCGTCGGCCGCCGTCCTGGGCGTCACGGGCGAAAGCGATCTGGCCAGCCGCCGCCGGCGCCGCAACACCCTGGCGCTCCAAACCGTGTCCATTTCGGAAGCCATCGTGTCGGGTCTCTTCGACACCCCCGGCGTGCGGTCGGTGCTGTTTCGGGAGAACGTCACCAACGCCGACCTCATCATTGAGGGGTACACGCTCGAGCCGCATTCGGTGTTCGCCTGCGTCCAAGGCGGAACCGACGCCGACGTGGCGGCCACGCTGCTGCGCACCAAGAGCGCAGGCGCCGCATGGAACGGCGACGAAGAGGTGGACACGGTGGACCCGGTGAGCGGGCAAACCTACACGGTGAAATTCCAACGGCCGGAGGTGGTCGAAATCTATATGCAAATCACCGTGCGGCAGGGGTCGGAAGTCAGTGACCCGGAAACGCTGGTGCGCGCCGCCGTGGAAGCCTATGCCGCCGGGGAGCTCGAGGGCGAGGCCGGGTTTGTCATCGGCGCCGACGTGTCCCCGTGGGAGATCGGCGGGGCGATCAATCGCCAGGCGCCGGGGCTTTACGTGCAGTCGGTCGGCATCAGCTTGACCGCCGGCAGCTATGCGCCCGACGTGTTGCCGATTACCATTCTTGAGCAAGCCCGCGTCGTCGCCGGCAACATTGAAGTGCTCATCGTCTGATGGCCGAAACGGTCCAAAAATTCGACTATTCGGTGGACTTGCTGCAAGCGCTCTTGTGGCAATACACGGACGCGTCGCGGCTGCAAAAGGTGCTCGAGCGGAAGTCGGATTGGTACGCCGCCAACCAGCGCGACTTCTGGTCGAATTGGTATCGAGACGTCTTCGACCTCACCACCGCCAACGACTTCGGCCTGGCCGTGTGGGCGCGCATCCTAGGCGTGCCGCTTGTCGCCGCCGTTCCCGCCTCCGGCGACCGTCCGGTGTTTGGCTTTGGCGAATACAACCTGAATTTCAACAACGGCAACTTCGGCGTGAACAACAGCGGCGTTCAGGCCCTCACGACCGAGCAAAAACGGTTGGTGCTGCGGCTGCGGTACTTCCAACTCATCAGCAACGGGTCCATCCCGCAGATTAATTACTTTATGTCGCTTGTCTTCGGCAGCCTGGGCAGCGTCTATGTGCTGGACGGTTACGACATGACGATGGTGTATGTTTTCACGTTCATTCTGCCGGCGTCGGTGCGCTTCGTGCTTGAGAACTTCGACATTTTGCCGCGCCCCGCTGGGGTGGAACTTGAGATTTTGGTACAACCGGGCAACGCGTTCGGTTATGACCCTTATTACCTGAACTTCGAACAAGGCGCTTTTGGAGCCTAGCCCCGCATGTCTGGCCAAAAATTCTTCCGCGCCCCTTTCGCCGTCACGGGCGACAAGACCGCAATTCCCGATACGGCGCAGGTCGATGGGTCGATTTCCTGGCCGGAAGGCTTCGGCTTCGATTATCAGCGCGACCCGGAAACCGACCCGGACGCCAAGCGCATGCCGCGCAACCAGACCAACCAGTACCTCTTCGACATCACTTCGAACCTGTTAGAGTACCAGCTCGCCGGTTTCCCTGAGTGGGTCACGGCAGCGCAGAACGGCGGGGTTGACGTCAGTTACCCCATCAACGCCTATGTGCGCCACAACGGCGGGTCCGGCACGGATTGGGCAGTGTACGCCTCCCTCATCGACGGCGCGACCAAGGAACCGGGCGTTGACGTCGATTGGCAAGACGAATGGGTGTTGTTCAACCCCTCGAGCCTGGCCGATCTGAAAGCCACGCAAGCCCAAGTCAATGAGGGCACGGGCACGAAGCTGGCCGGCGCGCTCGAGCTGGTCAAGGCGGCCCGCGAAGGCCGGTGGTACTATGGCGGCGCCGCCGTCTACGGAACGCCTGCCGACTTGACCTTGGCCATGCCGGGGTCGGCCGCGTTTACGCTAGTAGCGGGGGCCACGGTGAGTTTCAGCGTTCCGACCACGAACGTGGGCGGCGACATGACGTTGAAGGTGGACGCCCAGGCCGCGACGGCGCTGCGCCTGAGTGACGGAAGTCAGCTTGCGCCGGGCGACCTGTCGGCGGCCGGCGGCGTCTACACCGTGGTGTTCACGGGGACGCAATGGCGTCTGGTGCAACCGACCCTCTCGCAACTGGCGCGCTACGCCAGCGCGGGCGACGGGGCGATTTTCGGGTACATCGCCACCAACACGCCGGGCGCCCTCACGACCCAGGTTACGATGGGCTTCGGCAATTGCCGCGACAGCACCAACCAACGGTCCATCCCGCGCACGTCCCCCATGGCCAAGAGCCTCACGGCGCAGTGGGTGGCAGGCAACGGCAACGGTGGCCGTGACCAAGTCACGGGGCCGGCGGCCAACGAGACGTGGCACGTTCACGCTATCTTGAACGACACGACGGCCGCCACGGACATTCTGTTGTCGAAGTCGCCGACGGCGCCGAACCTGCCGGGCGGTTACACCTACTTCCGCCGCGTGTTTTCCATCCTTCTGGACGCGTCGGCGCAAATCCGGCAATTCCTACACCTGCCGGACGACTACGTGGCGCTCAAGACGCGCGGCGTTGAATGGGCCGTGACCGCCAACGGTGTCGCCGCCGGCACGCTGCGCGACATCGGTGTGCCCAAAGGCCTCAAGCTCAAGGTGCGGTTCTATCATCAGTCGCAAGGCGTCGGCGGGTCCAACCCCAACCCCGCGCTGTCGGGCGTCTATGACCCGGACATCGGTGTGCCGGTGTTCGGAACGCCGACCCAATGGGCGCAACACCGCATCCAGTGGTCCGACGCCAACACCCGCTACGGCACGTTGGTGTTCGAAGAGTGGTGCAACACCAACGCCCAGGTCTACACCGCGTCCAACGATACGGGCGACACCATCGCCGGGGGCGTGCTGGGCTGGTACGACCAACGCGGCCGGTTCGTCTAGCCATGAGCGAATGGACCCTGCGCAAGCCGTTTGTTGTCGCCTTCTACGGCACGTCGCTCACCACCGGGCGGCTCTCGACGCGCTGGGTTGAACGCCTGGCCGGCATGTTCTCCGCCTACCCCGAATGTGTCGGGCCGTTCCTTTTCCAGAACATGGGCAAGGGGTCGCAGACGTCCGATTGGGGCGTGGCGAACATGGGTTTTATCGCCGACCTGAACCCGACGCATATCCTGTCGGAAAGCTTCGCCATCAACGACAGCGCCTTGGTGAGTGGGTCGCCCCAGGTTTCCCGCGCCAACCATCTTGTCAACATGCAGGCGATGCACGACGCGTGGAAGGCGCGTAACGCGGCGGTGGACATCACGTGGCAGACCATGAACGGCGTAAGCGCCGCCGGCGCCGCGCTGCGGCCTGCGCTGCCCGACTACTATGCCGACGACGTCACGCAGGCGGCGGTCATGGGCGACCGCATGCTTGATAACTACGCGGGCGCCGTGTCGCCGCCGGGCATCGCGGGCGGCTGGCCAAAGCCGTTGCCAGACGCGCTCACCGACAACGGCGACGGCCTGCACCCCATCGCACCGGGCGGAACTGACGTCTATCTGTTGCCCAACGCCTTGTATTGGCTTCGATTGCGCGCGGCCGAACATTGGGGGTTACCCGCCCCAAGCCCTCCTGAGCCCCCGCCGCTATCAGATGCAGAGTATCTGATAGCGGCGGGGGCGGGCGGCGGCGGCCCTACCCTACAGTTTGGCGAAGAGGGGTCCGAATTCTGGGTTGGCGGCGGCGGTGGCGGCGCCGGCGGTCGCAAGAGGGGCGGCCCGGTGTATCTGGCCGACCTCTTCGGCCCCGTGATTATCGGCCAGGGTTCGCCTGCCGGTTCCTATTTCAACGGCACCCTGTCGCAAATCGGGGCCAACAAGGCCGACGGCGGTGGCGGCGGCGCGCCGGCAGGTAAGGATGGGCGCCCCGGTGCTTCGGGTGGCGGCGCGTCTTGCGATGGCGGCTCCGCACGCACGGGCGGCGCGGGCGATGTCTCGCAAGGTTCAAATGGGGGCGCGGGAGCCGTGGGCGTGCCCGGCGGCGCCGGCGGCGGCGGTGCGACAGGCGCGGGCCAGGCGAACAACGCTGGACGCCAAGGTGGCGCGGGCAGCGCGAACGACGTGCCCGGCGAAGCTGGCAGCATTTGCGCGGGTGGTCCGGGCGGCACAACGGCTTCGCCGCTGGCGTATCTGGCCGGGGCCGGTCCCGCGAACCCCGGCGGCGGCGGGCGCGGCGGGGACAGCGTGTCGGGCAGCGTACCAGACGCAGGCGGGGACGGGGCCGTATGGGTATGGTATCCGGGCGAGCCTCGCGCAACGGGCGGCGCCATCAGTTCCGCCGACAGTGCAACCGTGCATAAGTTCGTCTTCGCCGACATGCAGCGCCCCGCGCCTATGACGGGTCCGGCGGCGCCGGCGGGGCTGGCCGCGTCGGCCGATAGCAGTTTTGGCGGCTTCAACCCGTGGGCAGCCTTTCGAAACCTTGCCGTTCCTGGGCGGGCATGGGCGTCTGCCAACAGCGCCTATCCGCACTGGTTGCAACAAACGAACGTCGTGCCACGTCGTGTCACCGCTTATTCTCTCGCGGGCTACAGCGATAGCAGCGGCGTTAACGGGGAGTTCTTGGGCACGCCCTATACATGGGAGCTGCGGGGTTCAAACAACAATTTCGCCACCTATGACGTAGTCGATGCGCGCACCGCCGAAGTGGCCACGCGGCAAAACCTAATCCGCACCTATCGCGTCGCCGCGCCTGGGCTATACTCCGCCTATCGTTTGCATGTTACGGCAGGCCAGCCCGGCGGTGACGCGTATTGCGAAATTGCTATGCTTTCGTTTTGGGAATGCCCGGAACTTCAACCCCTCTAAGGACGCCACCCGATGTCCCTCCCTGTCCGTGACGGCAACAACGCCTTGGTGGCTGTCGAAGCCGAAGAAATCGAAGACGGCGTTTTCCGCGTCGCCCATTCGGTCCCCGCGCTCGAGGCGGCCACCGGCGACCCATCGGACGCGGCGTGGGATGGCGTCGCGTCCGACCCGACGATGATGGCGCTGCTAAAATGCATCGCGCTGCGGCTCATCGATGACGACGCCCGCGTGACCCTGCTTAACGGCACGAACGGCGCGCAAACGTCGCCCTCGAGCGGGGCGCTTCCGGGCGGCCGCTATCTGGTCTCCCTGGCCGGGACGTTCGCCGGCGCCGGCGTGCAGCTCCAAGCGCTCATGGCGGACGGCGCGACCTGGGCGAACTTCGGCGAAGGGTTCTTTGACGTCGGGTCGGCGGTCATCGAAGTCGGCGCAGGCCAGGCTTTCCGGGCCGTGGTCACGGGTGGCGCGCCCGTGGGCATCTTCGTGAAGCTGGGGCGTATCGGCTAGGCCTTACGATAGCGGCGGCCACGCCAGCCGCCCGACGCTCGCACCGGCCAATCGGCGCACCACGCCGGCATGGTGGACATGATGCGTTCGACCTCTTCGACCGACCCCAGGCCGTGCGGCACTTCCACCACGATTTCGTCATAGACGTGCAGCACCGTGGGGTAACCGGCGAGGCGCAAGCGCTTGATGGCGTCGCGCAGAATGTCGTGGGCGGTGGCCTGCACGATGTTCTCAGTCAGGCGGCCGCCATAGGTGGACATTGGAACCCAGCCCATCGGGCCGTATTTCGGGTTGGTGTTCCACGTCATGTAGACGATGGCCACTTCCCAACTCTTCGACCATTCCTTGGTCGCCGGCATTAGCCTGGGCTGGTGATAGGTGAGCTCTCGCCCGCTCAACAGGCGCACAATGAGCGCGTCGCCGCGCATGTAGAACTGAATTCCGGCGTGCTCGAAAACGTAGCCCGGCCACTTGATGGCGCTGATGGCCATGCCTTCGAAACCGTAGAGCTCCGGTTGCGCGGGCGTCCCCCACTCGCCGCGCCGCGTCTGGCCGCCCCACATTTCCACGATCTCCGGCGACGCGGCGCGCCAGGCCAGAATTTGCGCCTTGATGACTTCGTCGGGTTCCTTAGACCCGAAGGCCTTGGACGCCCCAATCCACCCGCCGAAGCCGTTGGCCAGTTCGTTGACCTTGCCGATTTTCTGGCGATCCGGGTGATGCGATCCGTGCTGCGCGTAGTAGTCGAGATATTCTTGCAGGGGCGTGCCGGTGATAAGCGCGGCCGACAGAAGGTATATCGGTTTGTTCTCTCGGAACGCGTCGATGCGCCATTGACACTTCGCCAGCATAGCCGTGACCACGGCTTCAATGGCGCTGTAGTCCGACGCGATCAAATCGTGCCCGGGCGCCGCGACGAAGAGGCCGCGCACGCAACCGCTGATGGTGTAAAGGGCGTCGCCAAAATACCATTCGACCATGGCTAGGCTGCGGGTGGCCATGATTTCCAAGGCGTAGTCTACGGCTTCGGCCGACCACTCGCGCTTCGGCGCGTCGCCGGCAGGCGTGTTGCACCACGGGCAAAGGGTGTGCGACGTCTTGAACGGCCGGCGGCATCCCCAGGCCAGCCACTTGCCGTCCATGCCCATGCCGCACCATCTCAGGTCGGGCCCCGCCTTCGGCAGATTGAGCGGTTGCGGCCCTTCCCCTGTTGGCCGCCCGGTGCGCGCGCCGTGGTGCATGATGAGGTTGCACAAGCGGTCTAGACGGCTGGCTTGGTGCTCCATCGCGTAGAGCTTTTTGACGCTCGCCGAACCGATGAGTTGGCGGATTTCCAACACGCGCCGGCAGTCGTCGGGCATCGTGTAGGCGTCGGGTTTCAGCACTGCGTCTAGGGTCGCTTCGTCCATGCTATCGAGGTGGACGCCGCGCGCATGCAGCCAACCAATCGTGGCCTGTAGCTGCGTCGGGTTGAACCCTGTTATCTGCCGGAATTCGTCGCCATATTGCTCAAGCGCTTGTTCTAGGATGGCGATGCAGTCGCGCACCCCGGCGCGGTCGATGGCCACGCCTCGCCAGTTGATTTCCTGATCTATGCACCAGAATTCATGTTCGTCCTGAGACATCGGGTGCATCTTGCCCGACGCCTCCGCTTCCGCCGCAATGTCGTCATCGCAATAGGCGTACAGCCGTTCGGCGTCGTCGGGTTCTTCCTCCGGCCGGATGCGCCACCGGGGGTCTTTCTTCGTCGGGTCGCGCGGCATGCTGAATTTCGTCAGCAACCGCTTGCCGTCGGCGTCTTTCAGGTTCGACAATTGCAGCACTTGGCCAAGGTTGCCCAGGGGGCCCGGCAGCGCGTTCACGCGTGCTTTGGCCATGCTGCACCGGAGCTGATAGCGGTACGGCTCGAGCGACGGCCAGCCGTACTTCGGAACGCAGACGTTTTCCCATATCAGGCGTTCGAACATGACGTTGTGCGCCTCGAGCGCGCCACCGCGCTCGAGATAGTGGAACAAGTCGAAAGGCGGGCTTTGTCCCGGTTGCCAGCGCCGGGTGCGGCCGTCGGAAATAAAACGGGTCTCGCCGCTGTCCCAAACTGCCGGCAGACGATACGACAGCGTGAGCACTTCGGTGCTGGGGTGTTCGCTGTAGGCGACGGCGCCGACGGTCGGCAGGCCTTTGTTTTTCGCCCCGGCCGGCGGCTTCCACTTGCCTAGCGCCGGTTCCCAACAGAACCCGGCTTCGCTGTAGGTCTCAAAGTCGAATTCGCCGTGCATCGTGACCCCTAGAAAAAGTGGGCCGCTCCCACTGGAATGAGAGCGGCCCTGGCCTGTCGTCAACAACTTTGGCGGCTCGCGTCGCCAGGCTTGGCCGTCGCCTATCCTATTGCATCATGCCATGTTGACGCAGCGTGTCGTCCGTCCAACCGACCGCGAGCAACGCCTCATACGTTTGACCCTGGGCGGCGGGCAGCATGACGCGCGCGGGGGGCGGCGGCGCCGGGGGTGCGGCCGGCGGCGCCGGGGATGCGGTGGGCGGGGCCATGTATGCGCTGTAGGGCGGCGCAGGCGGTGCGCCCGGGAGGGGCGGAGGCGCCGGAGGAGCGGCGGCCGGGGCCAGCGGCACACCGGGCGGCATCGGAGGCGCAGGCGGGGCCAGCGCCACACCGGGCGG